ATTGTCTTGGCACAGTATGAAATTCAGCAACAAGTAAGAAGTGTAAATGATATTAGATGGGATTCTAATGCTATTACTCCAGGCACACTATTTATGAAGAAGTTAGATGTTGCTCTACAGCTCCTATGTAAATCACACAGTGGATGGTCTTTATCAGGATATGATAAACCTGGTGAAGGAGAACAGAAGATTATGTCTTATATTCGTAACTCTAAAGTAAAAGATAATACTATTATTGTCTATGGTTTAGATGCTGATCTAATCTTACTATCAATGCTGCATTCAGATGATAATAACTTATACTTAATGCGAGAAGAGATGGAGTTTAATAAAGTTGTAAAAGACGCTTTTGATGAACCTACTTTCTTATACTTTGATATTAATGCTTTAAAAACTACTATTATTCCTGATTATACTAGAGAGAAGTTACTAGATTATATAATGATGATGAGTCTACTAGGTAACGATTTTCTACCACATAGTATTGCTTTTACAATTAAAGAAACCGGTCATACGCTTCTATATGATACTTTAAAACAGTATAATAAACATTTAATTGATTCTAATAATAAGATTATTTGGAAAAATGTATCTGAATACTTAAAACTCTGTTGTGTAAAAGAAGAATCTGGGGTTGAACAGTTCTGTAAAAAGAAGAATCAGATTAAGTTTTATCGTGTAAATAAGGAGAGATCAACTGAGTATGATATGAAAATGGCTCCTATACAAATTCTACCGTGTCAATGGTTTGTTGAAAAAGAAATTTACTGTTCTAAAAGTGATTCATTGAAAAAAGATTGGAAAGAGAACTACTATAATAAGTTCTTAATTAGTGATACAAGAAAGATTAATCAAGAATATTCTAAAGGCTTACAGTGGATTATAGACTACTATCTTGGAAATCCTATTGAATACGATTGGTTCTACCCTTGGCTTAATACACCTCTATGGGTAGATTTTACTAAATTTTTAGATAGTGCTACTCCTAAGATACACTATAAGATTGAACAACCTTTAGAACCTGAGCAACAGTTAGCAATTGTTCTCCCTTTAGAAAGTTATAGTTTAATTACAAATGAAAAGTATAAGAAGTTGCCAAAACTCTATCCGCAATTCTATCCAACTAAGTATGGGTTCCATAGTCTTGGTAAGAAGTGGTTCTATGAGTGTGAATCTAATATTCCTATATTTAGTTCAAGACTAATACGTAGTTTATGCTTAAATAGTTACGAAATAAATAATTAGATGGGTAATACAGTATCACAACAAGTTAACCCTGCGCATGTTCGCATTTATGTAAACATACTATCAATACAGAATGTTAAAACACGTGCTGAAATGATACAAACCGTTTTAGCAGGTCCTGAATATGTAATTACGGCAAAACAGACTGGTATATATTCACACTTACTAAACTATTTAGCAAGAGTTAATTCTGGGAATCAACCATCGTTGTTACCGTATGAAAAAGAACCTGTAAAACAGAATGATATATCCAGTTTGGTAATTGCTCCCCCTCCTCCCCAAAGAGATTATCTATCTAAGCCTAAGAATGAAGAAAAGGCTATCGGTTACTTCCAAGCGTGTTTAGAGGTGCTTGGACTACAAGAAGAAGTTGCTCTAACTGACGAACTGCTAAAAAGTTCTTATAAGAAAGCGGCTCTCAGAAATCATCCTGACAAAGGTGGGAGTGAAAAAGCGTTCGAACGTGTTACGCGTGCTTACGCTTATCTAAGTGAAATCTTAAAACGCATTCATGGTGGTCGTAAAGAGACCGTTAACGTAGATGCGCCTAATGTGTTAAAGGATTCACGTTCAAAAGATTCCAATCAGTGGAAACAAGTAGAACCAGTTCGTTTGAACCCTAAGAAGTTAGATATTGATGCTTTCAATAAGATGTTCGAACAAACTCGTATTCCGGACCCTGAAGAAGATGGATACGGAGATTGGTTAAGAGATGAGAAAGAAGGTTCTAAAGCAGCCACTTTTAGTGGAAAGTTTAATAGAGACGTTTTCAATCAAGCATTTGAAGAAGAAGCAAAGAAGAATGGTGCAAACAGTAATTTTATAGTAACCCAACCTGAATCTTTAATGATGGCTCCTAATCTGGGTATTGAGATTGGAAGAGGAAAACCTTCTAGTTACACTGCTCCAATTATGAATAAGAATATGAACTTTACAGATTTAAAACAAGCATATACAATTGAATCAAATATTTCACAACAAGTTGCATCTGTTCGTGTAGATAATCGTAACTTTGAATCTTATAAAGACGAGAGAAGTAAAGCACCAAGACCACTAAATAGTAGTGAAATGGAAGATATTCAGAAAGGTGAACGTTTGATGGCAAAGAAAGAAGAAGAACGAAGACGTCGTGCAGCAGAAGAAGATTTATCATCAACATCTTATTTTGAAAGAATGAAACGTTTAGTATTAATGGATGTATCAAAAGATAAATAAACTTAATTTACTAATAGATGGATACAAAATCAGTTTATTTAATAACATTTGGAATTTTAGTAATCACGGCAGGGATAGGTGCTTACTACTATTCAAATGGTATGATAGATGTAGATAAGTTTAATAAAAAGAATTTACTCTCAGAAGGAACTGATAATCCTACACTATGGTTATACTATAACCAAAGTGATGTAAATAGCCGTTGGTGGCAAGATTTTGGCGCTCGTTCATCTCGTGTTCTTCACACACCTTTCTTAAACTTATGTTACGAATCTATTGCTAAACACTGCGGTAAAACATATAATACACGTGTAATAGCTGGCTTAACAGACTTAGCAAGCCTATTAGGTGGTTGGGAACAGTTACCAAAATCTTTACAGAATCCTTTGGCTTCAGTTCAGCAAGCTGAGATGAATTGGATACGAGCAAAACTCTTAAAAACTTATGGTGGATTATGGGTAAGTCCAACATCTATTTTTGTTAAAGATATACCTGACTTTTCAAAATCAAAAAATGTTATATTTACTGGTATGGATACCAAAGATATGTTAAGTGATTCTGAAGGAACTTTGGCACCTGGCACACAAGTAATGTTCTCTCCGAAAAAAGACCATCCTATTTTCATAGAATTAGAGAAGGTGTCAAGAGAACGTTTAGAACGAAGAGAAGGAGGTAGTCAATTCCGCCACGATATTTCAAATGATTTAAGAGATGTTATGAGAGATTATGCTGGTCAGTATGAATACATGCCAGAGATAGAATACTCACGAAAACCTAACGGTCGTCGTATTGAATTAGAAGATCTACTATCAAAAGGACAAATGCCTATATCTTCTTCAGCGGTGTATGTGCCTGTATACTGGTATGAACTAAAACGTCGTTCTAACTTTGCTTGGTTCTTAAGATTATCAGAAGAACAGATTCTTTCCAGTGATTTAGTTATTTCTAAATTATTTTTATAAATTAGTGAATGTCTTCTCGTAGGGCACCTAAACCTGCGCCTAAACCGGCGCCTAGACCTGCGCCTAAACCTGCGCCTAAACCGGCACCTAAACCGGCACCTAAACCTGCGCCTAGACCTGCACCTAAACCGGCACCTAAACCTGCGCCTAGACCTGCGCCTAGACCTGCGCCTAAACCGGCACCTAAACCTGCACCTAAACCTGCGCCTAGACCTGCGCCTAAACCTGCGCCAGCACCAATACCGGCACCAAAACCGGCACCAGCACTAGAAGAAGCACAAGCACCAGCACCAACACTAGAAGAAGCACAAGCACCAGCACAAAGACCATCAAATATTGAAATATGGAATAGACAAGGTGATAGTGGATGCCCTACTGAATACCCTATATGGGGAGCAAACTATGATCGCCCTTGGCCATCAGTATGTTTTCGAACATTAGATGATATGAATAATTATGACGGATCAAATGGTCTTATAGTAAATCCTAATTCACCAGCAGGATCACCACAACCATCAACTATTAATGTATGGATTAGGGGTAATAATATTAATGATAGTCCTATTACTAATAATGGATGCACTCCAAGCTATCCTCTAAGAAGCACAGTTGATAACTTGGGTCACTTATGTTTTGCTACAGAAAATGATATGAGTAACTACAACGGTTCAAATGGTAATATAGTAAATCCTAATTCATCAGCACCATCAGAACAACCATCAACTATTAATCTATGGGCTAGGGGTAATAATATTAATGATAGTCCTATTACTAATAATGGTTGCACTCCAAGCTATCCTATATGGGGAGCAGAGAATAATACAGGATTTAATTATAATCATTTATTCTGTTTTGCTACAGAAAATGATAGGATTAACTACAATGGAACAAATGGAGTTATTGTAAATCCTTATCCTACACAACCACTACCACCTATGCCATCTAATAATACATCTAATAATACATCTAATAATATATCTAATAATATAACTAGTGATAGAGTAAATCCTACTGGAGGTAAAACTCGTAAATCTAAAAAATCTAATAGATCTAATAAATCTCGTAAATCTAAGTAAACTCCATAATATAATCACCACTTAAATCAGCATACTTTATAATATCTTTAATCTGATAAGTAGTGGTTTTAATACCATTTACAATCTTTTCGTGTGCTCTTAAATCATGATTATGAACTTTTAGTAAGTGACGTATAATTGTAATACGTTTATTATCACTTATATTCGATAAGAATCTTCTCGCTTTACATGGCAAGTAGTAAGGTTCTACCCATACCAAAATATCATTAAATCTCTCTTTTGGTATATCAAATTTTGTAAAAATTCTATTATCATTAAAACCAAGAAATTGTAGATGAATAAGTATTTCTTCTACAAGTTCTTTTGATGGTATTTTACGAAATAATTCTTTCATCCTACTGTTGTATTAATAATCGTAAAATATCAAATGACTGCGTTTTTCCTTGCGCAAACTGAATCCATCCTTTCATAATAAAATAGTTTATCATCTGATCTATTTTAGGTTGTAGTATGCCAAGTTGTTTTGAGTAGATGTTTAAATCTTGTAAAAAATCTTCATAACTAACTCCCGTAGACCATATTTTAAAAAATAGATTAAATAGTTTTTCATTATCTTTTTTAACATAAGCACGTAGTATATCAATACTAAAACTATAGTTCGGTGAACCAAATAAGTAGTTTATATGTTGGATACTGATTAGTTCTTCTGTTTTATAGTAGTTTGATAGTATATTAATAATAGATTTAATCTGTGATGGTGATTTTACCAGCGTCATTATAAATGAGTATGCTTCTGGCGTTAACGCTTGTTTACTACTATTTTTCTTTAAAAAATGATCTATTAAATCAAAAGGAGAAACTGATTCTACTTCTATGTGTAAACATCTAGAACGAAGTGGAGGAATTAGATCGGATGAGTATCTACTACAGAAAAAGAATCGTGTAGTGTGTGCATGTGTTTCCATAGGTCTACGTAAAGCCTGTTGACTTATTATTGGTAAACTATCAGCATCATCAATTAAAATCCATCTATATACTCCCTGTTTAGCAGATGTATGATGAACGAACTCTGTTACATTCTGACGAACACAATGAATACCTCTATCTTTTTCAGATGATAAGTTCATTATCCATTCATTCTTATTTTTGATTGAATGTTTTTTAAAGTAGGTGTCAATAAACTCTTTTAAAAGAGTTGTTTTTCCTGAACCATTAGATCCACTAATAAAAATATGTGGTATATCATTCGTATCATCAAGTATTTTATTAAAAATTTCTTCTATATAATTTTGACCTATTAATTCTGTTTTAAAGATCATCCTGTTTTTAGATTGTTCAACAATGCTTAAACCTTTTTTATAAGTTAAATTAGAATATGAACGCGAGTGAATACTATGATCTACTTAATGTATCTAGGATAGCGGATGATAATGAGATAAAAAAGAGTTATAAGAAGCTCTGTCTACAACATCATCCTGACAAAGGAGGTAAACCAGAACATTTTCAGAAGATTCAACATGCATATGAAGTTCTAAGTGATCCACAGAAACGTTCTATTTACGACCAAACTGGTCAAGATCCCGATAGTGTAGAACAGATGAGACCATCTGGAATGGGGCCAGTAGATATTGGTGATATTTTTATGAACATGTTTGGTCAAGGAATGGGTTCTGGTTTCTCTTTTGGTTCTGGTTCTTCTAAAAGAAGAAAGGGTCCTTTAAAATCACACGAACTCTCCATAAGTTTGAACGATTTTTATCACGGTAAAACTATTAAACTACAGTTTGATCAACAGAAGTTCTGTTTAATGTGTAAAGGTGAAGGATGTAAAACTAGTATCACATGTCAAACGTGCGGAGGTAAAGGTTTTGTAGAACAGATGATGATGATTGGTCCTGGTATGGCTGCTGTAAACCGTGGTCCATGCGGTTCTTGTCGGGGAACATGTAAACAGAATTCAGGCACCTGTAGCACTTGTAATGGTAAAAAATACTTTAAGAAAGAGAAGATCTTAAATGTCACTATTGAACCGGGTATGACTCCTGGTGATTCTTTAACATTTCCAAATGAGTGTAGTGACGATACCCAGTATGAAGAATCGGGAGATGTTCGTATTATTTTTCAAGAAGCAGATTCTGATCACAGTATACGAAGATACGGGAATGATCTACATGCCACTCATTCTATCAGTTTTACTGATAGTTTATTAGGCACAACATTTACTACGATGGATCATCCTGGCCATAAGAATGGGTTTACCGTTGTGATTCCTCAAGGTATATTAAATGGTGAAACAATTATTAGCCCTAATGAAGGGATGCCAAAACGTAATACTAAACAATTTGGCACGTTTAATCTTAAAATTCAAGTAGTAATCAGTGATTTTGAAAAAAGTGTTCTAAAAAATAGTAAGGAATCATTAGAAGTTATGTTTAGGCACGTGGATTAAAAGCTGAAGCATCTTCTACTAACTTCCATTCAGGGTTCATTCCATTAACAGCAGCCTGTCCTTGTTCACCATTAAGTAACATAGTAGGAGTATTTACTGGCGCATCACCTCCACGCATACGTCTTCTTCTATTTGTCTTGCGTCTGCGAGTTTTACGACTCTTACGACCACGTTTAGTAGCACGCTTACGTCTTCTGCGACGACCTCCAGCTTGGTCGGACATTCCAGCAACTTCATTCAAAGAACGATCTAATGTATCAAGATGTGCAGAACCACGTAATGAAGGATCTAATAATCCTTGATCACCAACAGGTGCTACGCCACCAGTCATCGAAGGCATTGAAGAGTTCATTCCTGACGTTGAAGAGTTCATTCCTGACGTAGAAGAGTTCATTCCTGACGTAGAAGAGTTCATTCCTGGCATCGAAGAGTTCATTCCTGGCATTGAAGAGTTCATTCCTGACATAGGAGGCATTGAAGAGTTCATTCCTGACATCGAAGAGTTCATTCCTGGCATAGGAGGCATTGAAGAGTCCATCCCTGGCATTGAAGAGTTCATCCCTGGCATTGAAGAGTCCATCCCTGGCATTGAAGAGTTCATTGTGCTACTCATACCAGATATATTTTGTCCACCGTGTTGATTAGAATGAATTGAATCAAAATTTTTACCTTGTGCTAATGATAATTCAGTCGCACTATTTGATTCGTATGTATTGACAAAACCTCCTCTTATATGACTACGTCTTCTTGATTTACCCATTCTATATTTAGAGCTTATATTTAATGTTCAAACTTGTCTCTTAAAGCTTTGGCCTTAATACGACGTTTCTGAACTTTACCAGACACAATATAGATTGAATTTTCTGTTAAGATAATAAAATCATCTTGAACTTTATAAATTTTCTGAATAACACTTGTAAACTCATCATTTGATTTTATAAGCATCTTCTCTTTAGTCTCATCATCTTCCCCCATAAATGCTTTATTATTGTAAGTATCTACAAAATAGTCAAGCATAATAGGTTTATCTTGCTGAATTGCTAAACGAGCGGCGTGATTTAAAGTCTGTGCCGAAGGAACAACTTCTTGGGTCGTTGAGTTAGACTGCGTAACATTCGTAGGGACGGACATCTCTTATTCTATGTCCGATTTGGAAAGTGGAGAAATCAATTTTACGCAACAGCATGTGGTTTTAATGTTTCAATTGAATGTTGTTTTAAAATCTTATTAATAAACTCGTAAGCTTCTTCCAGCTGGCTAATATTTCTGGCGCCGGTAATAATAATACTCCCAGTCTGGAAAATTGCAATCGTAATTCTCTTACAAGATGAATCGGACTTTCCATCACCTTGACCATTACATATCTTATCACACATACAAATACCGTTCTTAACTTTTGAAATCTCATTATAGTAATACTTTGTGTTAATACCTTGATAAATTGTAGTTTCAAGAGTGCTAAATAGTTTATACTGATTTACAAGAATCTTATGTAGTTCATCACGACGAACTAAAGCATTAACTTTGTAATCAGAGTTCAGTAGTTGAACCGAAAACTTTTCTACCTTAAGTGGTTTTTCTGAAATGCTATTAAAATCTTTAAACTTCTCAATTAGCCATACAAGAACATCTTTTGAATAATCTTCAGATGTAATTCCTGTCATCTGAAATCCACCATTTGCGAATAACTTAATATTAACTTCCTTAAATCCTGAACCATCTTCTCTCTTTTTACGAATTACAATAGTAGATTGATTAAAGAATGAGTTCTTAGATACTTTACGTTTTGATAAGACATCACGAGAACTAAATCCAACTGCCTTCTCACCATACTCAATTTTAAGAAAACCTTCATCTGGATAACCAATAGGAAGACATACTTGAGGAAACTGTTCAAAGATCTTCTGAATGTTTAGGACAGAACCAAGATGTCCTGTTGTAACCAGAGTTGAAATACGTAGAGGCGTAAAGGTTAAAGATCTAGATTCCATTTTATTACTTAAAACTGTTTAAATAGTTTGTCAATTTTTGTCTAAAATATCAACTATATTTTTTTGAAACCAAGAACTTAGCAGTTCCTTTCTTGTTTCAAATACACAAAATTTCAAGAAATCTGGATCAGTATACGAAATCATCTCTTTACCTGCTTCAACACTTAGTATACTAAGAATATGAGCGATAAAATATAAGAACATCGCAAGTTCATGAAACATCCATACTCTTAATAACTTATCAAAAATATTTGGGATATCACTTCTTCTAGCATTCATTAGAAGACCCCATACATTCTTACAATCTTCTTTCTTATCTGAATTTAATAAGAAGTATCTAATATCACCACGACGAAATAGAATATCAATATTAGAGATACTATTTTCTTTTATATTCAAAATCTTTGTGTAACGTTCTTTAAAATCTTTCGGTGGAGGAGACTCTAATTGAATTATAGTAAATTTGTGAACAATTGATTGATGAATTCTTGAAATTGAATTACATAAAAATAGTATCATAATTTCATTTGGATTTTCATCTAATAAAGGACGAAGAGCCATCTGTGCTTGGTCAGTTAATGTTTCTGCTTCATCAAAGATAATAATTTTTGGTTTACCTTTTGTATCTCCTTGAAAGAGTATATGAAGTGATGAACGAATAAATGGATAAACACGCGATCTAACTGCTTCTAAACCACGTTCATCAGAAGAGTTTAGAAATAGAGCGCGAGAAAACTTCCCTCCAAAACTATTCTTCCCATAGAACGCTTCAACTAGAAGTTTTGCTGAACTAGTTTTACCAGAACCTGGAGGTCCTGTTAAAATTATATGATTTCTTAAAGTAGGTTCTTTTATCATTAGTTGAAAAAGTATTTTAACTCTTTCAGGTAACCCTTGAAAATTTTGTTCTGTGTCACCCATACTCTTCTATAACTATGTATTAATCTATTTAGGTTGATTCTTATGGTAAGGACTTAAATATTGATATACGAAATCTCTTAGACACGATGCCACCTTCAACTAAAGAACCTAAGGTAACAAAAAGAGCAAAGAAAGCTATAAATGTTGTTGCGGTTGTAACGCCTGAAGGGATTCAAGGGAACTTCAATCCTGAACCAAGAAAACCTTTAATTGCGCATCTTGAAATTCATTCAAATGAAGTAACCTTTCGCGATCAACCGTTACACTATGATCCAAATCCTCCTCTTCAACCTGAACCATATGATGCGATTGCGGACGATATATTTGCAACAACACAAGAAGTTATTGAAGAAGAAGTTGTTAATAAAGTAGAAGAGAATAAAGTAGAATCAACAATAAAGTATGAGGAAATAAAAACTGAATCAAGACCTCTACAAGTATTTAGTAAATCACAGATTATGGTAGAGTTTGCTTTAAGAAATCAATCACAAAAGTTACCAGATAAAACAAGTATCGCGTGCTTCTGGTGTGCTCATAAGTTTGAAAATCAACCGTGTATTATACCAGAAAGAGAAGTAAAAGGTGTTTACAAAGTTTATGGAAACTTCTGTGCGCCAGAATGTGCGATGGCGCACCTATTAAATGAATCAATTGATCCTCATGTTCGTTGGGAACGTATGGCTTTACTAAATAGAATATACGATACTGAAATAAGTGGTAAGATATATCCAGCACCACCGCGTGAGTCATTAGAACTTTTTGGTGGCCCTTTAACAATCGAATCATACAGAGCAACAGTATCTTCTAAAAAAGTTAGGATTGATTTGCATATGCCACCTATTGTAAGTATTATTGGTTCGATTGATACAAAACCTATTGATTTTTATGATACATCTATTAAAAATACAATGACTCTTCTACCTTATGATAAGATAAATCAAACAGAAGAAGGTCTACGATTAAAACGTAATAAACCCTTGAAAGATAAGGAGAGCACTCTTGATGCGTGTATAAATATTGAAATTAAAAATAGTAGAAAGTAAAAAATTTAAAAAATTGATTGAAAAATCCCCATGTAAAATGGTATTAGACAAGAATGGAGTTTTCTATCCGTGAAATCATTCGTGATACACGAGTGAGTATTAATACTCGTCTTGATATGTTAGAGATGCTAATTCAAAATAATAAAGCTCAACCTATGAACCAGCATCAATCTAATCCTGTTGATATCTCTAATATTGAAATTATGTTACAGTTACTAACATCGAAGATTAATTCAATTGAAGATAAAGTTAATAATATTATTCATTCTAAACATGAAGAACTTCCTTCAATTACTGTAGAAGATAGTATAGTTGATGATAAGAAAGAAGAGAAGGAGATGATTCAAGAAGAGGAGGAAGAGAAGGAGATGATTCAAGAAGAGGAGGAAGTGGTTCAAGAAGAGGAGGAAGTGGTTCAAGAAGAGGAGGAAGTGGTTCAAGAAGAGGAGGAGGAAGTGGTTCAAGAAGAACAAGAGTTAACAGAGTTTGAGTATAAAGGTATGGTTCTTTATCGTGATGGTGAAAATAAAGTATATCAGATGGATGAAGATGGAGAATTAGTAGATACTCCAATCGGTGTTTGGAATGAAACAAAACAGAAAGTTTTACGTATTTAAAAATATATTTTAAGTATAGTAATGTTAATTTATTATCCTCCTCTAATAACAAGTGCCATTTTTTTTGCCGCTATAGCTGTAAACCTTAGAAATAAAGATTACGCTTTGGTATTTGGTTTAGCACTATTAGCAATCCCTTCTATTCTATTTTTAACATTCTTATCACAAAAAGGATATAATATTCTTGCTTATATACTTCTATTAGTCCCTATAATTATTGTAATTGCTGGTTATGAAATGGGTAAAGCACCTTCTCCTTCTCCTTCTCCTTCTCCTTCTCCAACACCAACTCCCTCACCCGAACCAGCACCAGCACCTGTAGATCGTATAGAACCAAAAGAAGGTGTTAGAGAAGATTGTAGTAAATGTAATCTAAATCCTTGTATGTGCCCTTACAAGCCACCTATGTAAAGAAATAGGGATATCTTTTTACAGATGAAGTTTTATCTTTACGGCTTATCTTACTTATCGCAACTTATTCATTTTATACTAAATGTAAAAGAATATCTAAATGAAGTATTATTAATAAGATATAAACAAATATCTTCCGATACCATTATTTTTTTTCAAAATAATAGTGCTCCTTATTTTTTATCATACTTAGATATTCATAATAAGAATACTGGTATTGTTATCTGGAAGTATAGTATTTATAAGAAGTTATTTTATCAGTATAAGTGTTCTAATAAAGATGTAAAAACTTTTCCAATCATTAGTGCTTATATTGAAGAAGTAAAAGATGATGGTGTTAAAGAGCATGTTGCCTATCTTGATAATTTCTTTACAAATGTTACTATTGAAGCATCTAATTTGAGGCTCCCTACTCTACAGCAGGTGCTTGAAGTATGGTCCTATAGTAGTGGAATAGTATTAGATAGAACAAAAGTTTATAATTTAGTATATCTAAATACATCTGCTTATGAAATTACACTTAACTGTTTTAATGATGATTTTGATTTCTAAAAATTAGTAAAAAAGAAGAAAAATTAAAAGGGTATAAATAAATTATTATAGTACAAACTATGGAAGATAAATTTCCAACTGGTAGTTGGACTTTATATTACCATGCTTCTAGAGAAAAAAGATGGTCGTTAGATTCTTTTGAAAAGATAGCAACGGTAAAAACATCTATAGAAGTATTAAGTATTTATAAAGAACTTGGCGAAAAGATTAAAGGAGGGATGTTCTTCTGGATGCGTGAATCTATCCCCCCACTTTGGGAGAACTTTCAAAATATTCGTGGAGGGAGTTATAGTCTCCGTGGAAGTGGTGATGATGGTATTAAACTGTTTAAACTATACTCTTTAGGAATGATGATGAACTTACTAACAGTTAATAAAGATGATATTATGAATGGGATCAGTATTTCTCCTAAGCTACAAGGATTTGGCCCACAACAGAAAGTTGGCTACTTCATTGTAAAAATATGGAATCGTGATTCTGATAAGTTTAAATCAAAGAATAACTTACTACTATTAACTGAGAACTTATCACATGATGATATAATTTATACTCCTCATGTTGAAAAGAAAATGTAGTAGTATTAGTTATCATATCTTTTCTCAAATACATGTATTCATAGAATACTTATATTTGGTATTAATACGGCACTTATTAAAATGATTGGTTTGAGTAGAAGTTGCTATGGATAGTTATTTTATGTATTTACTAATTGTTGCTGTAGCAGCAGGTATTGCTTCTTATTTTACGATGGATGGATTAACAACATCTAAATACCTAGATTCTAAAAAACCATCTTGGTATCCAGAATCATACATTTTTGGTATAGTATGGACCGCAATATATATAATGTTTAGTTACTCTTGGTATCTACTATCTTCATATCCTAAGATAAATATGTTATATATTCTAAACTTATTTCTTAATGTTCTATGGTGCTACTTATTCTTCTCATTAGGCACATGGGATTCCGCACTAATTACACTCGTATCATTAAATGTTGTTCTTTTAATACAAGTAGTATTAACATATAAAATTAATATAGTTGGTTCACTACTACTGGTGCCTTACTTTTTATGGACTTGTTTTGCTAGCTATTTGAACTATACAATGATTGATATTAATTAAGTTTTTAATTAAGTTTTTAATTAAGTTTCAGTCTTATTTTTCATCGGAGCTAAAACTAAACGAATTTCTCCAAGATTTGCTACAGTATACTTCAAGATCAGAGGATAATCGTTTCGTAAGCAGAGTTCAATAGAAGGACATAAGGAGGTGCACTTTGTAAATACTACTAAGTGTTTTAGTTGAAAGATACCTTGAACAATCTCATTGGTAGAATTCGTAGTCTTCTGAACTCGCATTGTAGAATTATTCTCACTAATAACCGTTTCTTGTTCTGCGAAATCACCAATACAACGGAATATTAGATCTGAACCCATAGATGTAATTTCTACATCTAACTTCTCACCAAGAGCATTCATGTCGCGACAGTGTTTCTGTAAATCCGTAGAAGGCATATGAATAATAGATGTAAAAGAGATTGAAGGGATCTTAATGTCTTCTACATCAGTGTCAAAGAGTTTTAGAAAGTAGTTTGTTACAGTGGATTTATCAGAATTCTCCATACGAATACCAAGCTTATTAGGATTAGATTGAGGTAGATAGAGTGTTAATGAATCATTATTACCCATAGTCTTAATAAGTTTAAAAAAGTAGATCATGTTAATACCAAGGATATACTTCATCGGACAGTAGTAACTCTCAAATCGCTCACCAAAGAGTTTTAAATAAACTAAAACGGTGTGAGTTTCATCCACATTTACAACCTTAATACCTTCCGATGTAAACTCCAGATTAGCCTCAGTTACAATCTCTTTTACTGCTTCGATTAGTGACCGGAACGCACCAGATTGAACTGTTTTAATTTCAAAGAGATTCCCATTTGCGTTTACTTTTGACTGTGACATCGTATTTCTAAAACAACTGTTCGGTTAGACTTTAGGTTACTTGATTACTTATTTTTACGCACTTTACGGCTCTTTTTACCCCGGTTTGAAGTTAATAACTTATAGCCTTGACGTAAAGAAGCGATTCCTAAAAGTTTACCAGCACTCATTACACCACTCATAACCGAAGGATAGAATCCACCTTTGAACTTTCTTGTTTTATGTTTTCTTCTCTTACCACCTTTCAAATAGTTTATCGGTTGATAGTAAGAACCCATCTAAACATAAGAATTATTTTATAATTAAATGAAAATGATACCTTCTATAACTATTGATTCTACTAAAGGAGAGACCGATTTATGTCAAATGGGTCTACTATGTGGCACCGATAAGACACCACTAAATATTAATGGTCATAGACATCCTTATACCGCAGTATACTCCCTACTCTTTGGTCGTTACAGATATCGTAATTGTAAGTTCGCCGAAATAGGTGTTGCTGGTGGTTCAAGTGTTGTAATGTGGAATCTCTACTTTACAGATGCTATGTTCTACTTCTTTGATCGTGATCAAAACTTTCTTCTGAACTCAATGCAGCATGTTTCAAAAGATAATAATAGGTTTTACTTAATGGATGTTAAAGATTCATCAACTATTATTCAATCTTTAACATCAACTGGTGGCGATCTTGATATTCTTCTTGATGATTCTAGTCATACATTTGAAGATCAAATTAGAATTATTAAAGATGGATTACCATATGTTAAATCTGGTGGTATGATTATTATTGAAGATATTTATAGGGATGCTTCGGAAACAAAATACTATGATGAATTAAAAGATGTGCTTGATCAGTTTTCAGAAGTATTTTTTATAGTAACAGATCATAAGAAACGTTATTCCCCTGGATGGGATAATGATAAGTTACTTGTATTGATAAAGAGATAACTTATATCTCATCCCATACATGTTTTCCCTTAGATGGTGTAAATGCTTCATTCTTTGCCCACTCTTCAAATATACGGTCGGATGCATCGTCTAACGTTACATCTCGTAGTAGTAGAACATATATATATGATTCCATATTATCTTTTAATTCATTTAATCTTTCACGTTTTGGTTTGATATCATCAAAATACTCTTCTAAAATTACCGCAATTTTATGACATATTTGTTCTGTTTTCATACTCTTATATTTATTTATATTATCAGGAATATTCTGCTTTCTTTTTTTTCTTTCAACACTTAACCACCATAATCTAAAATTTAAACGAACTTTATCTTTTAAAGCATCGTTCCAGTTCCATAATCTCTCCCCACCTCTTTTAGCTTTTTTAGTCTTATTCTTTTTACGGGATGTTCTCATTTATTTAAGAAACATTTTTTATTTTTTAACAGTGTATAACAGTGTTATAAAATAAAAAAATTGATTTAAGGCACCCCCCTTACTATATTAGTAGAATGGCATCTGTTTATAAGAAACATACGCATAGAGAACATATCTTAGAACTCCCTGATACCTATATCGGATCAGTGGAGACGATTGAAGATTCAAGATGGGTTTACTCTGAAATAACAAGTAAGATGGAGTTTAAAACTCTAAAATTTAATCCGGGTCTTTATAAAATCTTTGATGAAGTTCTTGTAAATGCTCGTGATGCGATGGTTCGTTCTGGAAATGTAAAACGAATTGATGTAACGTGTGGTTTAGAAGATGGTAGTTACACAATTAGTGTTAAAAATGATGGTGATGGTATTCCTACTGATATTCATAAAGAGACTGGTGTTTACGCACCAGAACTAATCTTTGGTCATCTACTTACCTCTGGTAACTATGATAAAGAAGAAGAGAAGATTGTTGGTGGTAAGAACGGTTATGGCGCAAAGTTAGCAAACATTTTCAGCACTAAGTTTACAATTGAAACAGTGTATCCAGCATCTAATAAGATCTACACACAGTGCTGGTCATCTAATATGTCAAAGTGTGATAAACCAACTATTAAAAAATCATCATCTACAAAAGGTTCTGTAAGTGTAACATACTCACCAGATACTATTAGATTTCAAGGAGCGTTTGATAAGAAAGATTTGATTGATGATATGAAACAAGTGTTTCAAACACGTGTTCTAGAAATTGCTTCTCTTGCTGGTAAGGATGTAAAAGTGAGTTATAACGGTTCTGATATTAAAACAAACTCATTTGAAAAGTATGTAAAACTCTTTATCAGTGATGAGAAGTGTATCGCATATGAGAAGTGTTCTGAAAGATGGGAAGTTGCTATTATTCTCGTAAAGAACTTATTTCAAGATGATATTTCTCTCCCTGAAGAGAAACAGATTAGTTTTGTAAATGGTATTAATACCAAGAAGGGTGGCAAGCACGTTGAAACCGTTTTCAAACATGTTATTGGAGACTTCTGTGATCTGGCAAAGAAGAAGAAAGTGGATGTAAAACCTTCTCAGTTAAAAGATACTATTATTACTTTTGTAAACTCTACCATTGTTAATCCTTCGTTTGATTCTCAAACTAAAGAAACACTTACTACACCCGCTTCAAAGTTTGGTTCAGTATTCAAGTGCTCTTCTAAACTGCCTGAAGCACTAATTAAGATTGGTCTTCTTGATGAAGCACAGAGTATTCTTGATGCTAAAGCCCATAAAGAAGCTAAGAAAACTGATGGGAGTAAGAAGAAGACTCTTCGCGGTATGCCTAAGTTAGTTGATGCTCTTCATGCTGGAACTTCTAAATCATCTGAATGCACTTTAATTCTAACCGAAGGTGATTCAGCCGCTACATCTGCTATCTCTGGTCTAAAAGTAGTTGGTCGTGAGTTGTGGGGTGTTTTCCCTCTACGAGGTAAGTTACTGAATGTTCGTGATATTTCTCAAGAAAAGTTTGGTAAGAATGAAGAGTTATCAGCTATTAAAAAGATTCTTGGATTGGAGCAGAAGAAAGTTTATAAAGATACAAAATCACTTCGTTATGGTCGTATTATGGTAATGGCTGATCAAGATTTAGATGGGTCGCATATTAAAGGTCTTCTAATGAACTTATTTCATGCCGAGTGGCCTGCTCTAATGAAGAACGGATTTATCTGTTCTCTAATGACTCCACTACTAAAAGCAACTAAGAAGAGCATTACAATGAGTTTCTACACTATTTCTGAGTATGATGAGTGGAAAGCAAAAGGAAAACATGATGGGTATTCTATTAAGTATTATAAAGGTTTGGGCACCTCTACACCTGAAGAAGCGCAAGATTGGTTTAAGAATCTACACGAAATTAAGTATCAGTATGATAAAGAAACTGATGAGAGTTTCTCTCTTGCCTTTAATAAGAAACGATCTGATGATCGAAAGAAGTGGTTAGGAACATTTGATTCTAAAAGAACTCTTCTAATTGATAGTTCTGGAAAAGTAGATTATACTAATTTTATCAATGATGAACTTATTCACTTCTCTAATGCGGATAATATCCGTTCTCTACCATCTATTATGGATGGATTAAAACCAAGTCAACGTAAGATTCTCTTTGGTTGTTTGAAACGTAATCTAAAATCAGAAGTGCGAGTAGCGCAACTTGCTGGTTATGTTTCAGAACATGCAGCATATCATCACGGTGAAGCATCACTGAACGGTGCGATTGTATCAATGGCACAAATCTTTGTTGGAGCAAATAATATTAATCTTTTGGCCCCTGTAGGACAGTTTGGTTCACGTCTTCAGGGAGGGAAGGATTCTGCTTCACCGCGATACATTCACACTCACTTAGAACCAATTGTCGATAAAATCTATCGTAAAGAAGATTCTATTATTCTTAACCACTTAGATGATGATGGTCTGCTAGTAGAACCTGAAACATACTATCCTACTATTCCTATGCTACTTGTGAACGGTTGTATTGGTATTGGCACAGGCTTTAGCACAGATATTCCTCCTCATGATCCTATTGATCTTGTAAATCTTATTAAAGATCGTTTGTATGGTAGCCGTCTTACATTAAATAATATCGCACTTCGTCCTTGGTGGTTCGGATTCAAAGGACCTGTAATGCAAATTAGTGATGGTGTATGGGTTACTAAAGGTCTATACACTTTTAATGATGATAAGAAGATGATCTCTATTACTGAGTTACCGATTGGTGTTTGGACTCACGATTATAAAGAAATTTTAGAAGATTTGTGTGTTAATAATGATAAAGAAACTAATAAACCTGTGCTTAAGAACTATGAAGATCTTTATAATCACGTAGATATTCGCTTCGATCTCTACTTAGAACCTGACTATTACTATGATGTTAAAGAAAATAGTATTGAGTTTGAGAAACGTTTCCATCTTACAAGCACCTGGCGCACATCCAATATGGTTGGATTTAGTGGTGAGATGAAGATCAAGAAGTATGAATGTGCGGGTGATATTATTGAAGAATTTTATGTTCAACGTCTTAAGAAGTATGAAGAACGGAGGATGAAAGAGATTAATCTTCTTAAAAAGAATGCGATTGAAGCTGATGCCAAAGCACGATTCTTAAGAGGTGTTCTGAATGATACGATTGATTTGCGACGAAAGTCTGATAGTGAAATTGTAAACATTATGAAGAAACATGATCTACCTGCTCTAAGCGATAAAGATGTTGATAGTGTAGATTCTTACGAGTATCTACTACGTATTCGTATTGATAGGGTAAAGGCGTCAGCGATTGTTGAAGCAGAGAATGCTCTTATGAAAGCACAAGAACTACTCGCTGCTTTAGAGAAGACAACTGCTTCAGAAATGTGGTTAAATGATTTGGATGAGTTTGTAAAGTCTTGGTCAAGTATGAAAGAAGATAGAGAAGCGTTGTTAAATAATGGTTCTGTAAAAGTTAAGAAGAGTAAAAAGTAGTTTAACACACTTTTATTCATAACAGAATATAAGTGTGTTCACGAGGGGGATTGAACCCCTGACATCAGGCATATAAGGCCTGCGCTCTAACCAACTGAGCTACGCGAACGGATGAGAGAATCAACTCCCATAATTATTAGTATTAACTCCTTTTTAAGTATTTTTTAAAGATTCTTTTTTAAATATTCTTCAACCTCCTCTTCAACTTTTTCTAAAAGTTCTTGATCTACTTCACTCTTTATTGTCTGACTCTCTGCTTGCTCTTTCTTCTCTTCCTCCTTCTCTAGCACCTCTTCCACCTCTTCTTCCTTTTCTTCCTCCTCTTCTACCACCTGTTCCTCTACCACCTCTTCCTCTACCACCTCTTTCTCTAGCACCTCTTCTTCTCCTTCATCACTCTCTTCATACTCTATCTCTATCTCAACCTCTTCATCTTCTAAATCTTTATTTGATAAATAGTTAATAAAAGTATTATAGATTCTATTTAATAAAACTGTATTCATTAGTGTGACGCCTAGTGTAATACCACCTATAATAGTAAGAAGTTCATTTATATTTGACATTTCTATAAGAATAAGTTAAACTATATTTAAGTCTCTTACATATACGGATTAAAGGGTAAAGATTTAGTTCCAGCACGGCTGATATTCTGTGGTTGTTGCATCGGAACTGGAAGATGACTTATATCATTAATATAGTAGTAGTAGTGATCTACCGCACTCAGAATATGAGGCACCGACCAATCAATAACTTTGGTGTTTAAATCTGCGACCTGTTCTTTTACATTTGATTCTAAGTTACGAGCATACTGATAGTATATACCTCGCATAATAATTTTTAATTCATCGATAGACTGATCATCAATAACATAATTCTTTGGACCACTTTTTAAGTTAACTTCACGACGTATAGTATTTTGAATCGCTTTAATATTATCAACAGAAAAAAAGGCTCGGCTCAGAGTAGTTTCTTCCCAGTTACCACGCAACATATCACTCATGTAATCACTTTCAACTTTAGTTTGATGCGTATATCCGGGAATTCTACTTGTAGAACCACCGGCGGATAGTGTTTGACTAAATGTGACACGTCCATTTTGTTCCGGCGAAGCTCCACGAAAGGATAGAGGGAGTCCACGAATATCTTCTTTTTCACTCTGATAGTCCATCTATCTTTTCTATTTTTTTAATTCTTTAAAACACCGGTACTTTTAATTCTGCCAGAATTTTTTTCTAAATTAAGGGTATAATGACTTCTCTCCAGACTCGTATCCGCCAGAACGGCCCTGCCTTCTTCATGCCTATGTCTTCGCTCGTTGGTGTGATCTACGCCTACAACCCTACTGTCGGCGCTGCGAATCAGTTCTCTTGCGCCCCTTGGGCGGACGGTGTTCTCCCTGCGGCGAACACTGGCACTCGTGCGCCAGGCCGCTACCTCTCCTCTATTAACGGTGCCGGCCTAGGTCTCTTAAAGGATTTAGGTAAAAATGTAGTGTCAGCTGGTCGCACTTTCCGTAAGATTCAGTTAGTTGTTCGCCAGAATGGCACCACCTCCACGGGTGGTGTAGAAGGTAACGCGTTAGCCACTAACCCCAATGCGGACTACCTCACTGGCTACATTGAGTTCGGCTTTGAGGGTGCTGGCCAGCCTGCTCCCGTTGCACAGTATGGTGCTCTTTAAATATAGTGTGCTTTAGTTAATTATAAATATTAGTTTTTAATAAAAATTTTTATTTATTAGATGGAACTTTCTTTTATATTCTACATATTTGCTGCTTTTATAGTGATTCCAGGCACCTACTTTCTTTTAAGCTTACAAAAAATGTATGTTGCTGGTATTATCGCATCTATTGGCTTGATAATACTTTTTGTCTTATTCGGTATTCAACTATACACCGTTGAAGGAAATTATGCTACATCTTCAACAAATATGACATGGCCTCCTTCTATAAACACTTGCCCCGACTTCTTATCTCTTTATAAGATCAATGGAACTTATTCATGCGTTGATACCGCAGGTGTATCAACAAATGGTGGATTACCAAAATTTGTTCCAGTAAATGCTGCTGGAATTAGTCAAACCCCTACAGCAGCACAACTATTTAATCTATTTCTTTCAGATAATGACGAAAATAGAAAAAAGAATATTAAAACAGAGTGTATAGAGAAAGGTGTAACTTGGGAAGGAGTGTATGACGGAATAAATGGATATAATCATACTATTCCAAAACCTACTTAGAGATTGGTCTTAATTATTAAATAATAAGATGAATAAAGAAACAGTATCATTACATCCTGAAATAGAAGATAAGATTAATCAGTGGATAAAAAAGAGAGATTATTCAGCAGTTCTTCTTTTAGGAAATCCTGGTGTTGGAAAAACAACATTGGCTCATAGAATTTTCAAAGAATCTTCTTTAAAAACGGTTGAGTTTAATGCGAGTCATACACGTAGCGGTGCTTCTTTTCGTAAAACTATTCTACCTTTACTGAAAGAAGGAGGTATCTTACAGATGATGGAGAATGGTAAGAAAGGAGGTATTGGTATTCTACTTGATGAGATTGATGGATTAAGTAACGGAGAAAGAGGAGGCTTACAAGAGTTATTAACATATTTGAAGAGTAGTGAGTGTAAAGTAGGAAGACCTCTTATACTAATCTCAAATACGTTAGATTCTAGAGTTCTTCAACAGATTTCTAAACTCTGTTTAACTTTTCAAGTGAATCCTCCAAATAAAGAGTCTATCTATAAGTGGTTAGGACAGTATCCTCCAGATAACTATAAAGGTGATTTGCGTTTATTACAACGACAGATAAAAGGTTTAGAACAAGTTGAAGAAGAAGTAGAAATACCTGAAGGAGTTGTTCCTGTAGCATGGTGGGCTCTGTGGGAAATGTGGGATCCAATGATTGATCTAGATATTGAAAATAATGAAGGGAACTTAGCAAGTTTAATTACTTTAGAAAATATCCCAGAACGTATTCAAGCATCATTAGGTAATACTCATGAAGCATGGAAACAGTATATCTCTTTTTTTGAAGCATACTACTTAAGTGATGAAGGAGACTTCTGGGCTTTCTTCTATCAGTGCTGGGCTATACTACCAATAAGTTTACAACTTAAGTTAAAGAATATTTCTATAAGGCTAGCAACAGAGTTACCAATTAAAAAAGGTGCGAATATTCTTACTAATGAAGATATGCGTTATACTCCTGTGCTTACAAAACAATCTGCTATGTTTAATGCTTGGAAACTCTTATGTGAAATATCAAACACATATAAAGTTCCTATTCGTTTAACTCCAATGTATGCGGAGAACTGTATTCACGATAAGATGATTAAAGTTGATAAGATTCGTCGTTATGAAGCAATTTCTTTAGAAAGTATTTATAAGAATATTAAATAATCTACTCATCAGGATAAAGTAGTTTAATAAAGTGTAGCTCACTTGTTCTACCCACACGATATGCTCTCCCCAATATCTGTTTTTCTTCTTCATGATTCATAGCATGAAGCAAAATAACATGGGTTGCTTCTGTAATATTTAGACCTGCGCCCATCTGTAACGTGTTCATTAGTAAACAGTTTACTTTCCCTTCTTTGAAATTAGTTAGCACTGACGCAATCATATCTTTTGATCCTTTTAATTCTTTTACTACTAAATTTTTTTCTTTACACTTGTCTAAAACCTCTATAAATGAGTTATCGTAACGACTAAATACTAAAAACTTACCATTAGGATTCTTCTCTAAAATCTCTGTAAACGCTTCTAACTTCTTTTTTGGTTCATTCTCATCTATAGTGTTTGTTTCAACAATCTCATTTTCTATACCGATCTTTTTTAATGATGATGGATTTATTCCTCCTCTACATAGAGGACATGTAGGATTTCTTGATAAACTCTGTAAAATACACATCGCACAGAATACTCTCGAACAACAGTTAGTAATTACTGCGCTATTTGGTTCATCATAACAGATTGGACAGATTTCTTCTTTGTAGTTCTCAACTCTCTCTTTTAAAGATTTAATCTGTTCTTTTACTTGATTTATCTTATCTTGTAAATTCTTTAATGAACTCTCCTTTGCTGATTCAGAAGCATATTCAAGACCTTGTTTAAACTCATACGTCTTCTCAAGTCGTTCTAACTCTTTTACTTTCTGTTCAGTAACCGCTTGAACAATAGAACTATTATTTTCTGTCTTTACGCCCAATGTATCTAACGCAGACTTAATATCACCCGCATTTAGTAGTTGTCTCACATTCCCATTAATTATATCATAAACTATTTGATGACTAATAGATTGTTTACATCTTATAATCTGGGAAAATAGTTGTGGTAGTTGAATTGATTGATCAATAAATGATTTCTTACAACGAATTACCAAGTGACCTCTTAGCGGATGAGTGCCATTTATAATCTCATTCAAAAATCTTGTTGATCGAACACTCACTTGTAAACGAACTGAATTGACATACTGTTCCATATTCTTTTCAGCAAATGTTCTAAACTCACTATCTAAACTACTATTTTCAAGATATCGTGCCATTATCGCGCTTGATAAGTAGATTGAATAAGTGTTAGGAAATAGTAAGTTAATATAACTCGCTGAAATAAACCAGATAAAATTAGTATACTCATTCGTAATTCCTCTTATCCACGTAGATGTAATTTCTATTGTATCTGCTTCATCTATATATATTCGTTTCCAACGAATCTTATTATCCGTTGTTTTAATATATACTTCTTTTAATAGAGTGTTACTTACTAAAGTAACATCATTACTTATAATGTTTTTTAAGAACTGTGGATCATCAACATTTCTTCTGGTTTTTAGCAGAAGTGTTTTCAAACTGGTTTTTGTTTTAATTTCATCCGCCCACTGACGGAAAAGCGTATGAGGAACTACTATTAGACAACCAGCGTTTGATAGATCAGTTATACTATTCTTTTCTAAACTATAGAAAGTCTTATTCGATTCTTTATTAAACTCTAAAAAGTTTCTCTGGTTCTTCTCTTTTAAAATAGAAGCAATATGACCTAACACCATTAGTGTTTTACCAACACCTACTGTATCTCCCAGAATTGCGTATTTTGAAAATAGTGTGCTTGATTTTACCGATAAACCTTTAAAAAGTATATCTTCATAATGATTCATCTGTTCTATTACCGCATTTTGATGTCTTCTTAGAGGAACTTTTAGTTCATTAAAAGGAGTATATATCTTTTCTGGATTATCTTCTAAACTATTCGCAAATGAATCGTGTATAGTATTTAAATAATTTTTATATATACTTGTCATCTTATCTAAATATAAGATAATAAGTATGTTTTTAGGCTTTAGAATAGAATTCTCTTAAATTCTTATCTTTTATAAAATCACGTATTTTCATGCTTGTTTCATTTACTAAAGGATTTGTTCCGTCACGCATCTTCTTCTTATCAAACGTGTTCTCAGAATGAGACATTACTAACATAGTCTTGAAAGGATCTAACTGATACATAGGATGTTTATAATCATCTAAGAATGATCTCTCTTCCGCATGTGTTACTGTTTCATCATATCTATGATTATTTGCATAAGATTTTCTCCAACCCATTGTTCCGTTTGTTGCGTGATTTGCGTTATAAGGACCTAACTTATAAATCTTTTGGATATCTGTATAATACATGTATATTTCTGAAGAACCAGCAAGTTCTATTTTAGGAAGATGTTTGAACGCATTTACTACCGTGTAAACTCGTTCTGGCGGATAGTAGTCATCATCATCCATCGCAACAATTATATCTCCTTTTGCTTCTCTATTTAAAATATTTCTCTTAACACCTATATTCTGTTTCTCACTATTATAGATATATCTCACATTTGGTATACCAGTAAATAGATCTTTTACTGGCTCAGAACCATCATCCAAAATAATCCATTCCATATGCTCTTTAGGATATGTTTGTGATTTGAAACACTGTATGAGATGAGGAATAAATCTTTTACGATTGTAAGTGGGTGTAATCACGCTTACAAACGGAAATGTTGTTAAACCTTTTACTTTATCTTGTTTGGACATAACTTTTTAATTAATTAAGTTTTTATTTAAGTGTTTGTTTACGCAACAACAACACATGTAAAGAGCACCTTAATAGAACCAGCACCACTGGCAAATGTTTGGACACCCGCCATACCACCAGCACCCTGTGTAGGGATAGCAAGTCCAGGGCACGCAGCAACTACGTTTGCTGGAAATAATATATTAAACGGTGTACCAGTTGTTAAAATTGAAATATAAAATGTCGAACCAATTGAAGCATTTGATATAGCAAAAGTAACAGGACCTAGATTAGCAGCATTTGTGTAGGTAAAAACACTTGCAGTTGATAAATCAAGAGTAATTGTTGCATTTGCTGTAGCGGTAGTAGTAGTGGAAACCTTTTGTGTGACACCACCCGTTGTAAGTGTTAGACCAGTTGGCGAAGCATTAAAAAATGTTGTTGTTACACCACCAGTGGTTGTTGCGACCGTTAAACCAGTAGTAGAAGTAACAAGGCCTCTAGTGTAAATCGGAGGACCCTGGTCAACTAAACCACTATTGGGGTCAACACCATTATCTTGGAACACAGACTTATCGCCGTTGTAAACCGCAAAGCGAGGAGAGTTGGGGTCAATAAAACCAGATAGACCAGAAACAGAATCATAGACGCCAACTAAGAGAGTGCTAAGACCTGGATTCGCATCTTTATTTAAACGACGACCATTCTCTCTCAGAATACGATTGGCGGGGCAATTCGCCGCAGTGCCGGTGCCTAAAGTCGCCAGAGATGTTAAGGTGCCTGAAACAACATATGTTGTAGTGCTTCTTGATGTAGTATATCTATAGATATCATTGTGATACGCAGATGTAGTAATATAGAGTCTGCGCGGGTGACCGGAATTAAAACCGTCAGTTGTTCCATTCAGAGAAGTCATTATATTTAGGTTAAATATTTTTATTTTATGGCGTTGTTACTACAGGCGTTGTTACTACAGGCGTTGTTACTACAGGCGTTGTTACTACAGGCGTTTTAACAACTAAAGGTTTTCTTACTTCAGTAGTAACACCACACTCGTCACTTAGACAAACCCAGAAGAAAAAGATGAACTTAGCCACTCTCCAAAATGGGTGTGTCGTATTTTTACTAATTAGAGGAGCCCATATAGAATAGAATAGTTGTTTCCCTCCGAAAAAGTTTTTAATACCAATTATAATTGATACAGGGAAGAGTATAAAACCGTATATCATATAGTAGATTTTAAAAGCAAATTTTTGGTTAATAGCAGCATTAGCTGCCAAAGAAGAACCTAAAAATGCTAATGCTAGAACAACAAAAAATATAACAACATATTTTGAATTATCAAATACCTTTTTTAAAAATCTATTAAATTTAAAGTTTAATAATTCATCAATCGGTGTTCTTTTTTCTTCTTCTGCTGCTCTAGCTGCAGCAGCAATTTCTTCATTTGCTTTGGTTGCAAGATCACGATGTTTTTTTTCTAATTTTTCATTTTCAGCAGCCACTTGATCCGGTGTCATAGTTGATGCTTCAGCAAGAACTTTTTCTGAAGCAGCATTTAAATTAGCATATGCAGTTCGTGTAGCACTACTTACACCGGGTGTTGATAGGATAGCAGTGCCTAATCCACCACCTATATTACCCACAGTAGTCTGTAAATTATTCATATTTGTTTGAAAGGTTGCTCTATAAACTTGTTTTAAAGTATCACCTACTGGATCATACGTTAATTTTAAGAATGTTGTATGAAACCAGTCTCCAATAGCATTGAAAAAACTCATCTAATTAGTATAATTAAATTGCGTATCGTTTTCCACCCATACCCGAAGCAATATCAAAGAAGTTCAAACTTTCAACGTATACATATATGTTATAGGTGTATGTTGTGTTTAGTGGGAGAGGATACACATCAACTTCCACTTGAAAGTTGCGAATTCTTGATGCGTTAATTGATCCAGAAGGTTGAGGATTAGGTGAATTTAACGAAAAGTTATAGACAGGAATTAGTTCTTCAGAATCTCCTGTTAAGTAACGATAAGGAACAACTCTCGTAAAGTAGTCAACTGGTTTTTCTTGTTGAATCTCATTCCCTTCAACAAGAACTCTAACTGCTCTGATAATCTCAAGCTGCCCTTGAGGGATTAGTAAGCCAGATGAACCTGAATTTTGTAAAAAACTGTTTGCTCCTGGTGTTGGGACAAATGGAGGATTTGGATAGTTATACCAGTTTGTTAAGTTAGCAAAATCGTTGCGATACGGTGAATCTGAACGTCGTGGAACAAAAAATATTCGTGTAATTGGATTATGACATTCTATATCTAAAAGTTGTCTATTATATAATCCTTCAAAAGGGAACATACGAACTTCATTATATAAGTAGGATAAAGGTGAACTAGAAAATGCTCTTCTATCTTCTTCAGTTAAGTAAATATATGTTGTCTGTAGCCTCGCATTTAATGGCCAATTATTAAAATTGGGAGTAGTATAACTAATATCAACTAAGTAGTTTTTAATCTGTGTGGCTATTTCATTTGTTAAACCGTAAGTTGGTATATTATTATAGTTATCGCTTGTCGATGATAGAACACGATATCCTGGTGCTACACGAAATCCTGAAGCATCTAATATGTTATATAACTCTTGAACTGGATTTAAATCAATTTTTACTTCACACTCATGATACTGTAATCCAACTAATGGTAATGCTTGTGATGTCGATTCTGTAAACCATAAAGGTAGAGGCACCGTAATATCGCGACCAAAGATTGAAGGACGATTTATTTGTGTTTGACCTACTCTTGTGGTATCTGGAATTACTGTTGGATATCCTTGATTTAGTAAACCTCCAGCATACAAACCATTTGTAGGATCAGTTAGTGCAGGCACATCACCAACGAGTGTTCTCCATTTTTGTAACTTATCTTTATCATAATCTAATAAAGCACGGCTCATAATATAAGTTCCATCAAATTCTTGAACTTGTGTGCCTCCAACATAGAATCCTACTTTATTAATAAGAGCCGCACCTAAATATCTTGCCCATTGAAACTCATACTGTCTATTAAATGAACCAGTTGGTTCGATATATTTTGAATAGATATCTGGAATTTGAAATGTAAAATATATATCTGAAACTAAGTCACCTACACGATCAATTTTAAGTCTTAAATTAATCTGTTTATCATACTGTAACTCTGTTGGACCCTCTAACTGTTTAGTCACATTCTCCATAGAAAAATGTGAGTAACGACGAAATGCTTTATAGAAGTATGTCATTTGTGGATTTCCGCTAAGTAACACATTTTGAGATCCATATGTTACAAGAGTTAGCAAACCTCCACCTGTCATCTAATTGACACTTAGATGCTCTTACTTAAATACCTTTATTATTGATCCGACCACCAAGAATCCGCTAAATATGGCGGTGTTTCTTTGTCTTTCTGTTTTATAACAGAAGATACACCTTTATTGAGTAAATCCTGTATTTCACTAAATGATAGAGCATACCGGGTATACATTAAATTACTTATATCACCGTTAATTGCTCCTTCAAAACGAATATCGCCGTATGGCGCACGATTAATAGTAGCAGTTCTATCATAAAAAATAACAATACTTCCATAATTTGAATAAGGAACACTATTTGGAAATTGAAGTTTTTTCACTATTCTTCCATTAATATGGACTTCTAAAGCCCCAGATCTGAAATTTAATACCGTATGAAAATATTTTCCTATCGGAATATTTTCAATATCTACAAAATTATAAGGTTCTGAACTGCTATTATATATAATTCTCATAGTATTGGTATCTCCTTTTATAAAGACACCGGGGGCCATTAGAGGCCAGGGCTTTCCATCATATCCTTTATAAAAAACAGATTTAAGCACATCATTACCAGTAATTGTTGCTTCATTTACATAAAGATAGAATGAGTATGAAAATTCAATACCAGTGCGTTCATTGTCTGAAGAAAGAATTGGAATTGCATCAGTATGTTTTGATAAATCTTGATTAACTATATATCTACCTTCATTAGCATTTAATGTATATGGTATAACTTCTGTAAAACGTTTTTGTAGCACGGATGTAGTCTCATATACCATTTTCACTAAAAAAAATATTACGCCAGTTAATACTACAATTCCTACACCAATACCTACTTGTCCTGGTAAGTTACTTTCCATTACTAATTATTTAGACTATTTAACCAGTGCCGGTAAATATGTATTTAACAAAACCTAGTGGATCATTTACAGAAGACTTACCATCATGTCCCGCCATATAAATCTTATAGGATTCTTCAGGTGTTAATTCAGTGTTAAAAACTTGAATACGACCAAGTATGCCACCAAATCCTTTATGCTGCCCATTACGATCTTGTAAAGATCTTATTGTTACACCAGCAGGATCCACTTTAAAAAAATTATTATACACACACGTTTTAACAAGTTTTCCTTGTAAATAGATTTCTAACGTTTTACCCGAAAGTATTACGGATACATTTACCCATGTTTGCATCTCAATATCTCTTACATCGCACGTAGCAGAAGAATTAATAATACTATTTTCATCAATACTTGTAAATGGAGTAAATAAATTGTTAATAATATCCTTTTTTAATGAGTTATCTCTCATCCTATTTACAATATTAAGATCGGTAATCTGACTAAATCCTTTTAATAAAGCACTATTATTTGAACAATCAGCCGGATTTCCAGAACAATCTGTTATACCAAAATTACGACCAGTAGCATCAATATTAGAACCATTACCAAGAGTATCTACGCGAACTAGTAGTGTAGGAGTTGTTGCACCTAGAGCAATGAGTATTGTTGAATAATTAGTGTTCCCCATATCCTCAGGACCAATTTCTATTAAATGCTTACGTGTGCCAGAATTACGTTTAAAATCATTAATATATAACCAAAAGTTAATAGAATAAGTTCCTCCTTCGTATATATTTGGTATTCTAAGATTATGAAAAGCACTTTCTGCTTTAGTAGCATCTAGTAGTTTACCATCATTAACTATGTTTGATCGTAGTAGTGATGAACCATATAAGAATTGATAAATAAAGTAGATAAATACCATTATAACAATAATAGTAATTACATAAACTAGAAAATTAAATTTACCTTTTGAAGAAGTATTAAGTGCCTCCATTCTGCTTATGCGTAGGAAGATTTCCATTCATAGAACGGTTTTGCTGGAGGCGTTGTAGCATTATTAATACAGTCTGAACCAACACATAATCCTATTGAGGGGAGTGATACTGTTGGTGAAGAAAGAGAATCTAATGATATTGTTCCTACTGATATAGTTTTCCAATCAATTGTCGGAGGTGCTCTATCAAATAGAGGTGATTCTCTTGTAGAGATAAATGATTTATACTGTTTTGAAATATTTATTGCGGATTGTAAACTTGAATATAGTGTAAAAAATCCGTAAGAACCGTTTAAATTTTCATTACCAACAATAATATCACTATTTAATACACCTACGTATAAAGGAGATGAAGATAATTTAGATAGAACAAGTGTATCATTATAGTATATATCAAATCTACGACCCTCACGATTTATTGTTATCATAATCCACTTTTGAAAAGGGATAGGTGGTAGAACAAATGTCTCAACACTTATACTATTTTCTTGAGTTGGTGATTTAGTTTTCACTGTTAATTGTGTATATGCTTTATTTTGACGACCTGCGTCGGGCGATGAAAGAACTTCTAAAATACAAGCACCACCATTTATATTAATCAATTTAACATATTCACTATGGTCACATCTTGAACAATCAGTGCCCGAACAATCGCATATGTTAAATCTACCTGTATCTAAGTCAGCACAACCGGTTGTATCCGTAGGACTACAATTTCTTACAATACCTGTCTTCTGTAAAGTATCTAAGTAGAAGAATCCTTGTAATGATACTGAAGTATTTGTTTGAAAACTATTGTTATTTACATACAATCTTTTGCTCTCATGTAAATCATATGGACCTTTCTTTTCTATGCTAACACCTGTGCTTGGTAACTGTATAAAATATAGAACAATAAATACTATAATAAGTATTATAATAAATGCGTAAATAAATTTTATATTTAATCTATTCCTATCAATATTCGCATTCATCTAATAAATCATTAAGTAAAAAAAGATTTTTGTTTTAATGTATTTGTTCCAACACGCAGTTGATCACTTTTTATAGCAGCATCAAAGTATTGAACGTTTCCTATTTTAATAGTATCACCTACTATACTATCTATTGGTGAATAGAGTTTAGTATTTACTGTTGATGCGGTATCTAGAGTTTCTTTATAACGATACGTTTGTATTAACTTTTTATTCTTATATACTTCAATAAATTTTGTGCTTATAACAAGTGTTACTTGAAACGGGTCATTGATAGGAATATTTTTTATAACTGCTGCTACTTCTAACATTCTTGTTGAGTCCTTCTTTGTAACAACTGCTACTATTAAATCGTTCTGAATAGGTTCTGCATATACTAAGAAGTTTGTATTTGTAAATGTTGTTAATAAATTATTTTCATTTAGTGAATCAGGCACCAAGATATTAATAGGATTTGTATGAAAATACATTAGGACACGAGGAGGAACCGTGGTCTTATGTTGCCCGTTTAAGAATACATCAAAACTTATTGTAAACTTTTCATACTTAAAATTAGTTATCTTATTAAATTCTAAAAAAGAACCGTTTAATTCTGGTGCTGCTTTTTCTTCACTATTTAGTGTGCGTGTATGGGAACTAATAATCTCTTCTGATGATGCAGAAGTTTCTTGAACTGGTAAAAATGAGAAAATTGGTGTATAGTTATAGTGAACAATTAGTAGTATTAAAAATACAACAAATGCTACTAGACTTACAAAGAATAGAGTATTAACACCATTTGTAATTAAGTCCATCTAATGAGATTTCTTCTTTTTTGTTCTATTTTTTAAAGAACCTTTTTTAACATCAAAATTAATGCGAGTATAATACTTATTTGATTCACTCGGTTTACAATCAATTAACTTTTCTCTTAAATAACATACAAAAGATATTCTTGTAAAGTCTTTTTCACCACCTAATGTTCCCGTAGATCTATCATCAAAATGAATTCTTGGTAGAGACTTATTATACTTCTTCTGTTCTGAATTCTCAGTCATTTCTGTATTACAGTGATACTCATGGACATTCATCGCCAAATAGTCTCCAGTTCTTACATTAAAACCAATCTTGTAGCGAGGAAATATAGTATGACCACCAGAATACTTTCCTCGCTCGATCGCAGACAAGTTACCAAACCCTTCTTTAAAATCTCCAGCATCTTTATGTAAACCAGTTCTAAAGTTACGATTAATTGTTACTGATGAAAATGCGGTGCCATCAATACGATATGATGGATTCTTTTTTGCTCTCGATAACTGTTTATTATATTCATTAGGTGTTAACTTCTTAAAACAGTTATCCAGTGCCTGAATAAAAGGTATTCCTCTTCTATAGTTCTCAAAATATCGTTGAGTATATGATGTTAATCTACAAGGGAGTTTCATAAAAGGTGTTTCTTCAAAGTAACCTAAGACACTTGAGTATACTAAATTATTTACACGCATTTTTGATAACTTCCCATCTTGCATATAGCGTGTTGACCATCCTTTAATCTCAACCGGTTTTCTCTTCTTCCAGTAAACACCATTCTGCGCAATAGGTCCTGCCGCAGCCCCTCTATTTCTACTCGTCGCAGCAGTTTCATAGAACGATTCCCAACCTAACTTGATAGTATCTTTTGGGATAACATTTTTTCTAAACTTTGCTAAAAGTTCATCGCCCACATACACATCTACATCTTCGTTAAAAATCGTGTCCGCATCTTTTTCAGAACAGTGCGTCCCTTCTTTCTTAGCCATCTCTTCATCCGTAAAATGAGCTTTTACTACTACTTTTTTAACACTACTCTTTATAGGACGGGTTGCTTCATTTGGTAGTTGTAACCCTTCAAATAGATCTTTTTCTAAAGAACTACTTTTTTGTTCCCTATCTTTCATCTATCAGATCTTGAGAAATAGTATATCGCACACCCCGTGACAAACGTTAGACCTGCTCCAACAAATCCTCCTTTTACCATTGAACGCATATCAATCTCTTCAAACATTTCTTTGGTTACCATTGGTGATTCATTTCTTAAACCAAGTCTTTTTATATATAGTAGTGCTTCTACTTCAGTAAATTGTGGTTTATTTAGCGATTTATTAACTTCATTATGTAACATTACTGTATACTTAAATAAGTCTTCTTTTCTATCTAAATGAGGGATGATAGGATACTTGGATAAGTGCTCTTTATAGTGTTCTCTACACTGGGGACACGGGATTAAGAACTGTAGACTCTCAAAAAACTCTTTTGCTGCTTTCTTATCACCGTAAGTAGGTTTTGATGAATATCCTAGTGCGATAATATGTATTGTAAACCACATTGGTGGACCCCATGTTGTTGGTAAGACCTTCATTAATCTATTTATAGAATAGAATGTCAAAAGCTTGTCCGCATTTTTTAGCATATACTTTTTTACACTGGTTAGTTGCGGTAATTTTAACTGGTGCTGGAACACAAGTCAATTTAATTCCGGTAGAAAATAGAGGAATACAATTTTTAACACTTATAGGCTTGTTCGCTGTAGTTATAATTCAAGGATTTCTTCCTCCTGGAATTCCTAAATACTTACTATTTGGAACATTTATACTTCTAATAGGTCAAGTTTTAAGACCATTAGAAGAACAGTTAGAAGAAAAAGGGTTATTAACGGAAGTTATTATTATGGCAACAGGTGTTTTTGTTTCAATGGTAGCGTTAGGATTTTATGATAAATTTAATATACTTCCTTGGTATTGGTATTTATTTATATCACTTATTGGATTACTTCTAGCAAGATTAATACTATATGGACTGGCTTTAACAGGATATTATGATGATAAACAAATAAGAACGGGATCTAAAGTTATATCATCATTTGCTATTATTCTGTTTGCTTTATTTACAACATTTGATATTAATATAATTCGTGCTCAAGCAAAAGCGTGTAGAGGAAAGCCTGATTATGTAGATGCTAGTATGGGTATCTTTTTAGATTATTTAAATTTATTTACTTCTTTTGCAGATATTTTATCAGATTAAAAAAGGTATAAACGTAGAACACATATTATATGTAAGATAATACAAATGAAAAAAAGTCCTTTCTGTTCTAACTGTGGCGAGACAGGTCACTATTTAAAAAACTGTTTATCACCTGTAACAAGTTACGGTGTAATCTTAATAAAGTTACCCGAAGGATTTTCTCAAGCAGAAGATCTATTAAATAATGATAATTCTATTTCGGGTTACGAAAGAGCTCTCAAAGAGATTAAGTTCTTAATGATTCAAAGAAGAGATAGTTTAGGATTTATTGAGTTAATGAGAGGGAAGTATAAACTTAGTGATATAGAGTATATTAAGTATCATATCGCAACTATGACAAGTAGTGAACATAATAAACTTCTTACTAAAGATTTTGATCTTTTATGGAATGAACTATGGGGCACACCAAAAGAACAATCATTAAACTATAAGAATGATAAAGATTCATCAAAAGTAAAATTTAATTTACTAAAAGAGGGGATTCAAGATCTATCTTCTAATAAAGTTGTTACACTACAATCAATGATTAGTGAGGTTAACGAACCTTGGTTATATCCTGAATGGGGCTTTCCCAAAGGGCGTCGTGATCCACGAGAGTATGAACTACAGTGTGCTTTTCGTGAACTGTATGAAGAAACTGGAATTAAAGAAGATGATGTTCTATTTGTTCGTAACTTAGAACCGATTTCAGAAACATTTTTTGGTTCTAATCATATTCACTACTGTCATAAATACTATATTATGTTTTATAACTCAGATAAAGAGGTAAAGTATGATTCAACAAACAGTTTTATGGCGCAAGAAATTGGTGATATAAACTGGTTTACTTTAGAAGAGTGTTTAAAAAAGATTCGTCCTGAAAATATTGAAAAGAAAGAAGTTCTTTTGAGAGCAAGTAGTATGTTACGTGGTTATTGTCCTCTACGGTATACCTAAAGTATAGATAGATGGCAAATACAAAAGATGAACTTTTTGATCAATGGCTAGTAGCAACTGATCCAAATGTTAGAGAAAGATTAATTCAAGAAATGATGGCAAAAGGATTATTTCCTGATGATACTGATTATGAAGAGGAGTATGGACTCTATCCTGCTTTAGAAGATGCAGAATTTATACAAAAACTCTTTAAAAAACGTGAATTTGGAGAGAATAAGACCGACTCTATTAAAGAACAGATGGAAGCGATTGAGGAAGGTGATTCAAATCCTTGTGATACTATTGTAGAGTTTGAAGTAAGTCCTTTGCAGAGATTTGTAAAAAACTTCTTATCTGGTAAAACTCCTTATAATTCTGCTCTACTATATCATGGCGTAGGGGTCGGAAAAAGTTGTGCTGCTATTGGTGTCGCAGAATCAAATTTACATTTTAATCCAAATAAGAAAGTATACTTAGTTGCTCCTCCTAATATTCAGCCTAATTTTGAAAGAACAATCTTTGATATTAATAATGTTACTATACCAAAAGAAGTTGATGTTCCTAATACACACTCTGGTTGCACTGGAAACTTATACTTACAGTTAACAAGCACCGAGTATGAAAAAGATAGAAGAGTTATTGAACGAAAAGTAAAACAGATTGTAAAAACGAGATATGAGGTGCTTGGATACTATCAACTATACTCGTATATTAAACGAATAATGGAATCGGTGCCTCAAATAGACGATTTGAAAGAACGTGATATCAGAATAAATAAGAAGTTAGATAGAGCTTTTTCAGGACACTGTATGATTATTGATGAAGCCCATAATCTACGTGATGATGAAGAGAATATGATTGATGAAGATGAAAATGAGTTATCAAATAAAGCACAAGGGAAGAAGTTAACACCTGCGCTAACAAGAGTTCTCCAACAATCATACTCTATGAAACTTGTTCTACTAACTGCTACACCGATGTATAATAAGTATTCAGAAATTCTATTCTTACTAAATCTACTTTTAGAAAATGATAAACGTCCTACACTAAAAGAATCTTTTATTTTTAAGAATAATGCTTTCACAGAATCAGGGAAGAAGTTATTTGGTAACATCGTAAAAAATTATGTATCATATATGCGAGGAGAAACACCTATAACATTTCCTATACGATTAAAACCGTTTGAAGGTTCTGTGCCTAGACTAAAAACTTGGTTTTCAAATGGGCCAAAAAGAGAACAGATTAGTTTAACCGATCAACAGTTAAAAGGCCTGCTAGAACTTCCTCTAGTTCCTGTAACTTATTCTGATAAATCGTATGATGATTTTGTCTCTATTTTTGAAGAATCTTTAGAATCAAGCCAACTTAGTTTATCAAGTATTGATACTATGATTCAGTCTGGTAACTGGTTATATCCTTCACTTGATGATGACGCATCATTAGAAGATAGAATTCGTGATATTGGTTTTGATAACTGTTTTGATAGTGGTCCACAGTTTTCAACAAAGAGTTTTATGAGATTTAAATCTAAGTTTCAATCTGCTTCATGGCTCTTAGAAAGTAACTTATCAAAACATTCACCAAAGGCTGCTTTTATTATAAAAAATATTCGTAAAACAGAAGGCGCAATCTTTATTTATAGTCGTTTTATTAAATCTGGTGCTCTACCTTTGGCACTCGCTCTAGAAGCAAACGGTTATTCACCATATGGTCGTGACAGAACACTACTTGTTGATGGTATACAAGATGGAAAAGGAAGACAGTGCGCGAAATGTCCTTTGAGAGAAAAAGAACATGCTTCTGAAACAACTCATAAATTTACTCCTGCCAAATATATTTTACTAACTGGTAATAAGAGTTTAAGTCCTAGAAATAGTGAAATGATTGAAGCAGAACGTGCTAAAACTAATTTTGATGGAGGGGAAGTAAAAATCGTGATTGGTTCAGAAGTTGCTTCAGAAGGTATTGATTTACGTTATATACGTGAAATATACGTGTTTGATAGTTGGTATCACTTAAATCGAATGGAACAAGTTTTAGGGCGTGGTATTCGCACATGTAGTCACTACTTACTTCCAGAAGAGAAGAGAAATTGTATAGTATACTTGCTTGTTAATATATTAAAAGACCAGAGAGAATCAGCTGATGTATATATGTATCGTAAAGCGATGTTAAAATCACAACAGATTGGTGCAGTAACAAGAGTAATAAAAGAGTATGCTCTTGACTGTAATATAAATATTGATGTAAATATTATTAAAGGTTTAGGAGATGAAGAAGAAATTGATGCACAAGGCCATAAACGCAAAATTACATTTAATGATCAAGATTTTACAAATATGTGTGATTGGATGGAGTGTGATTATAATTGTGCTGAACAAACAGATATAGATCCTGAAGAATTAGATAATTTAACATATGATGATTACACTTCACAGTGGAGAGAGAATCAAGTAAAATCAAAAATTCGCGAACTATTTCAGACACAATTTATGATGATACGAGCACAAGATATTACAGAACAATTTGGAGCAATCCCTTCAGAAGCACTATTTTCTATACTTCATGATATCGTAAATAATAAAGCGTTTCGGATAAAAGTCAATAATAAAGAAGGTTATATTACGTATAGAAATGGATACTACTTATTTCAACCGTTAAAATTAAAAGATTTAGAAATACCTCTTTCTATACGTAGTGCTGAGTATCCTGTAAAACAAGATAATTTTAAAGTAATAAAAGAAGAAGTAGTTGTAAAAGAAGAAATTATAAAAGAAGATATTAGTGGTATAAACTTATTTTGGTCAACCATAAAAGAATGGGCTGGAAAAATAGAAGAGGGGAGTGCTGATACAAAAACAGTATCTAAATCAGTTATTGATGCTATTAATAATAAGTTTAAATATAATAGTAGTATTGCTAATAATATAAATGATCAAATAAGTATGATCCTTTGGTTATATAAGAGAATGAGAGATATTGAAGACTATAGATTTGCTCTAAGTTATGTTTGTTTAGAATTTATTTGGGACCACTGTTTACTCTACTCAGAGCAAATATCTTTAGCAAAAATAGATAATGCTATAATTCGAAAAGTTGCAGAAGAACAAATAATGAGTGATAATATATATAGATATGTTTTATTAAATGAACCATATAATATGATGTATTGGTGTAATAATAAGTTATGTAGTGAAATTATTATTAGAACAGTTGAAAAAGATCCTAGAGATTCTTATAACTCATTAAAAGCAAATATAGAAACAACTGGTGCTTTTTACGGTTTTTTGGTGCCTAAAAAAGGGAACCTTTCATTTAAACTAATTGATGATGAAAAATCACGTGTCGCTGATGTAGATCAATCCCCTCCATTGGGAGCAGTCTGTAGTGATGTTCAAACAGTAGAACCTAAATTAAAAATGTTATATAAGTTTGGTTCTCTATTAAAAGCATCAGGTTATCCAGATTTTGATTTAAATGAAATAGAATTAAAAAATAGTAAAGCTAAAAAAAGTCTTAAAAAAGAGATGGGTTATCCTACAAATCCTAATACATACTGTGCTTTAGAAGAGTTTGTGTTAAGATGGATGGATATTAAAAAAGTAAATCGTCTTAGATGGTTTTATCGTCCTATTGCTGCTTATAAAACAGGACACTATGCTAAAATGACAAAGCCAAAAGTAGTGAGAGAGAAGAAAGTAAAAACAAAAGCATAAATATAATAAAATTGGTTAAAGAAATCCTTTGATTCTATAAGTAGAATGGAGCATATCGCACTTTTTGAAGAGCAAGTATCTTTAACTCCAAATGATTTTTCAAAAGAAATCCCATCTATCAAAGATCTACTACTCTTGAAGCTAAAAGATAAACTTGAGAATCGTTGTTCAAAACACGGTTATGTAGTAGGAGATTCACTAAAAATTATTTCACAATCAATGGGTAAATCAACAAACGGGAGATTTACTGGAGATTATCAATTCTATGTTCAAGTTCAAGGAAATGTAATTAATCCTCCAGAAGGTGCTTTAATTGAAGGAGAAGTAATTCGTAAAAATAAGATGGGTATTTACATGAACTATAAAAATGCGATTCGTGTAATTGTTCCTCGTGATCTTCATATTGGAAATGAACTTTTTGAAAATGTAACTATCGGAGATATAATTCGTGTTGAAATCAAAAAATCTAGATTTCAGATTAATGACGAATCAATCTTAAGTGTTGGAATCTTTTTAGAAAATACTAATAAAAAAGTATTAGATGCGGAAAGTGATATCAAACAACAAAGTAATAATATTTCAGAAGATGAGCCATAATGAAATAGAAGATTATGAAGAACGTAAAACATTTTTAGAAGATTTAAAAACTTTGAATAAGATTGAACAAGAAGAAATTTTTAGAATCTTGAAGAAGAACGCTTCTTCGTTTAGTGAAAACTCAAATGGTATCTTTTTTGATGTATCTCGTATTGATACACAAACTTTTAAAGAACTATTAGATTTTTTACACTTCTGTAAGAAAAATCGTGAAGCATTTGATAATCGTGAACAAGAACAATTAAAAGCTTCAGAAGCACTAAATCAGAATAACTAGTTTAAGGTTTAAAACTCTAATTATATACTCTAATAGGTAAAATGATGTCAGAACAGATATCTAGTTGGATCGAACAGAATAAGAATAAAAATGTAATGGTTCCGAATATTTCTATTAAAATTTATTCAGACACATGTGAAAGTGAAACAAATCCTCTAGTAGGTCCCGGTAATTTAGGAGTGGTGCCTCTGAATCCTCCAGGACCGGTATCTCTTGTGCTTTGGCATACTAATCCAGAATATCGTGCTGGAAACTTCTTATTAAGAAAAGGGATTCTACGCGATATGATTGTTAAAGTAAATGAACGATTTCAGAATGAGTTAAAAGGTCGTGGATGGAATCGCGCAAAGACAATTGAACAACTACAGGCACAGGAATCTTCTGCGATATCACCTCCTCAGAATACTCCCGAATTAAATAAAGCTCTCTGTCATATTCTAAACTTTCAACTAATTGAAGTTGATGAAATTCATAAAAAGATGTTCTGTTATCCACCGGATTTACGGCAGTGGACCAAAGAGAATCCTATATATTTAGTATCTTGGGGTTCGAGAAGTATTTATGTAAATCAACCGGATGAAGAGGCAAGACCGTTTTTTAAGAAGTGGTTCTTTGATTTAGAAAGAGATAACTATAAAATTAGTTGGCCTCTTGCTGACGGCACTGTAAAAGAGTTAAAAAGTAAATTAGATGATTATCATTTAACAATGAGCATTGAAAAGCCTAAAAAGGAAGACTATAGTATACTATTAGGTAGAGCAGAAGCAATTCGTTATATAACTAACGAATTTGTTTAAAAATTGATTAGTAATCTTTTTATAATAAGTATTTAAAGTAATGGAGTTGCGTGCGGCTGAAGGGAATGCTATTAAAAAGCAACTTGAAGATTGGATAAAGCATTCTGATTATGAACTTGAGTGCACATTTGGTAATGGTTCTGTAGATGCTACAACATTCTTTCAAGTTGCGCAAAGATTACGATCAAAAGGGTTAAAAGAACTATCGCAAGAAGATCGTCTTACAATTATGACACCAGAACATCATGTTCGTTTTACAGTTAATTCAATGGGTGTTATACAAGAGTATTGTCGCACTAATATCTTAAATGGTATACCATTTATCGCGATGAAAAAAGATAGTGCTTCTCAAGATTCTCAAGTAGATTTGGATGACTATTCCGTGCGTGTAAAAACACGTCGTGAAATTCCCATGGAAAATTCTGACTATCGTATCAAAGAAATCTTTAGTAAGTGGCCTCAACAGAAGAAAGCGTTCCGTTTAATTCGTCGTTGGTCTTTTGATGATAAAGGTATTCGTTACGATTTATCTATCGTTCGTTCAACAAAAAGAAGTTTACAGAAGAACTATATTTGGCAGTATAAGTTTGCGGATCAAGACTTAGCACTCGCTCCATACATGTATGAGATTGAAGTAGAACTTATTCGTTTAGAGAATGATACTATAGAAAGTTCTTTTAAACGTTTAATTAAAGGGATTGGTGAGGTGCTAAGAGGTATTCAAAAATCATCTATACTAATTAATAATGTTCAAAAAACCAGTGCTCTAACTTCTTATCAGAATATGGTAAAAACCGATAGATTTATTGGTTGTTCTCCAATTACTTTAGAACAACAGAATTTTGTAAAAGAAGTTGTAGAAGGTGTGCCTAATATACGAACTGGTTATAATGTAACTGATAAAGCGGATGGATTACGTTGTTTAGCATTTGTTGATGGTAAAGGAGAACTCTTCTTAATTGATATGGCAATGAACGTGTATAGAACTGGTATGTCGCAACCATCTTGTCGTGAATCAATTATTGATGGTGAATTTGTTACAAAAGATAGAGAAGATAAGTCTATTAATAAGTTTCTTGCTTTTGATATATACTATACAACTGATAAGAAACTTGTGAGTAATTTACCGTTCTATTCAAAAGATGAAAGTGTAGAAACTCGTTATAATCATTTGAAAACATGGATGGAAAAATTTAATAAAGAACCTACACCGCTCATTAAATACATGACACCATCTATTCAGATTCAAATAAGTATTAAAAAATACTACTTTGCTCCTCCAGGTGATAAACCAATCTTTACACTATGTAAAATTGCTCTTGATATCGGCCACGAGTATTTTACTGATGGATTAATTCTGACACCTAATGATTCTCCTCTACCAGGATACGATGAAGAAAGAAAAGTTGTTAAACCTGGCCTAACGTTTCGTGAGCAGTTTAAGTGGAAGCCTGCTAAAGATAATAGTATTGATTTCTTAGTAAGATTTGAAAAAGAACCTGAAAACGTTAAATTAGATCGTGTAGCGGTTGGTATTGCTCCAAATACAGATGAAACTGTTCGTTATAAGACTCTGCGACTATTTGTTGGTTCTCAACAAGAGAAAGCATATAATCCTCGTGACTTAGTTTTAAATGATATTAAACCAGATAGATTAAAAGAGAAGTCTACTTATAGACCAGTTCCCTTCTATCCTAAAGATTTTAATGATCCAATGGCGTCTATCTGTTATGGTGTAATACAAGTAGATCCTGCGACACAAGAAGAGTATGTTGCTACAACAATTAATAATGAACCAATTCAAGATAAGAGTATTATTGAAATGGCATACGATCCTTCTAAACCTCGTGGATGGCGTTGGATTCCTATGCGTATTCGCCATGATAAGACTGAACGTTTACAGAAAGGTGAAAAGAAAGGAGATTATAGCAGAACATTAAACTCAGAAATGGTAGCAAATAGTGTTTGGAACTCTATTCATGATCCAATAACACCTCATATGATTAAAACTGGTTCAGAACAGCAGACATTAACGGAATTAAATGAGAATTTAAGCACAATAGAAAAACAGAATACTCTCGCTCTAAAGTATTTTGAGCGTAAGGCACCTGTAGAAGATGTTAAATTAGTAAAAGGATTAAGAGGATTTCATAACGGATATATTAAAGAAGTTCTTCTCTATGGACACTGTTTGAAAACTGGTTCAAAGTTGATTGATATTGCTTGTGGTGAAGGTTCTGATATTCGTCGCTGGAATGATCAGAAAGTATCATTTGTTCTTGGTATTGATAATGCTGGTAATAATATTACAGGTAATGAGAACGGCACATATGCTCGCTATTTAGAAATTCAAAATAAGTTTAATGTTAAGTTACCGCCGATGGTTTTCGTAATTGGAGATACCTCTAAACGTATTCTTGATGGTAAAGCGGGTGAAACTGAACAAGAATCTGATATTCTAAGAAGTATCTTTGGAGAGAAACCGAATGGGCCAATTCCTCTAATGATTGATAGACTCGCTGCATCTGAATTAAAAGATGGAGCTGATGCGATGAGTTGTATGTTTGCTCTACACTACTTCTTTGAATCAAAGTCAAAGTTGGATGGACTACTACAGAATATTCGTGAAACTATTAAAGTTGGTGGATACTTCTTTGGCTGTTGTTTTGATGGTGAATCAGTATTTAACTTCTTACAAGGTATTGATAAAGGTAAAACAAGAACTGGTGAAGAGAAAGGTTCTCTTATTTGGACTATTCGTAAAGAGTATGATAAAGATGAGTTAACTGATGATGAAGAATCACTAGGTCAAAAGATTAATGTTCACTTTATTAGTATTGGAAAACCTCATGATGAGTATTTAATGAACTTTACTTATTTTAAGAATCGCATGAATGAGAATGGCTTTTCTCTCTTGAGTGCAGAAGAGTTAACTCAGATTGGATTAGTAAATAGCACCGCACTCTTCTCTGAATCGTATAAGATGGGTTCTAAACTAACTGAACGTTTTCATATGTCTGATACGATTAAACAGTTTTCATTCTTTAATCGTTGGTTTATCTTTAAGAAGAAAGAGAATATCTCTACAAGTGTTGAGATTGATGAAACATCGTATGCACCGTTGGTAAAACCTCTTGATAAAGAGAGATCAGTTGTAGTTCAGAAGCCAGTTGTTGAACAGAAGCCAGTTGTTGAACAAGAAGAGGAACCAGTTATATCCCCATCTGATATCGCAGCTAAAGAAGAAGAGAAACTTCTAAAATCTATAAGCAGAACAATTCCTGTTGAACCTGGCGAAGGTTCTCCTGAAGCTAAAACATATGCGTCAAATGAAGTATTCCAGTTCTTTAGTGATGCTTCTTTAGAAGATAAACTAAAGATTGGAGATAAGGGTGCTGGTCGTTGGTTAATCCCTTCTGCACCATTCCCGATTGAAGATCCAGAAGAAGCTGGTAGTATCTATCCTTCACTAGAACACTATATGGCAGGAATGATGTATAAGTATGGCACAACTAAACCAACATTAGCAAGTAGCATATTTGGCCGTGAAGGAACTATTCATCAGAGATTTACAAATATAAGACTTCGTGAGCAACCAATTAGTGAAGAACGAGATAGAGAATTATTAAGAGAAGAATCTACAATGGTAAAGTCAGAAACTACTCCGGCTAAGTTTAAAGAAAATAGAACTGTATTTAATGCGGCTGGATATGCTTTAAAGAAAGATAAGTTATTGCGGGATGCAGTTGAGCAACGTTACAAGAAAGATGCTCGTATGAAAAAAATTATTGAAGGCGCAAGAAAAGCGAATAAGTATCTATTATACTATACTGGTAAATCAACAAATGAACTTGGCGGATCCAGATCTATAACTGGAATAATCAAAGGTGACAATAAGTTAGGAAAACTCTACATGGAATTAGGTGGTTATAATTAAATTTCTTTTCTTAAAGTATAAATGAAATTACTTACTCTTTTAAAGAAGAACGCGGTTTTAATCATTTTTATTCTTGCTATTCTTGGTTTAGTATTATATATGAACTATAAACCTGAAGGTTTTCAAGCAAATTCAATGGCTCCTCCATCTTCACCTCCTCAATATAAACCATTAGTTACATCTCTAGGTTAAAAACGCTAATTAAAGCTTTATAGCATATTATATCTAGTAAAATGTCTGGACCAAAGGCATGGCAGAAGTTAACATTTATAAATAAACATCCTCGTGATGATAATTTAGTATTCCATGAACCTACGCACACTTATTATATCGCAGGTTCATCGAAAGGAGTTATATCATGCACCAAGTTTCTCCACGAATTCTTTCCGCACTTTGATGCAGACGCAACAATTAAGAAGATGATGAAGTCCAAGAACTGGGCTTCATCGGTTTGGAACACGCCTGGTGTGACTCCAGAGAAGATAAAAAAGGCGTGGTCATCAAAAGGAGATGAGGCATCAACTGCAGGCACCGCTATGCACTTAGCAATTGAACAGTTTCTTCACGGTTCTCCAGAAGAAATTAATCCTAAAACATATGATACAGTTGAATGGAAGTATTTTATGAACTTCTGGAATAAAGTAAAAGATGATTTGGTGCCTTATCGTTCAGAGTGGGAAGTGTGGATGGATGAGTTTAAACTTTGTGGCTCTATAGATATGGTATTCTATCGTAAATCAGATAACTCATATGTCATTTACGATTGGAAACGTTCAAAAGATATTAAAACAGATAATCCTTTTGGAAAGGGGTTTGGTCCAGTAAGTCACTTACCAGATTCTAACTACTGGCACTATACTTTACAGTTAAACGTTTATAAGTATTTTTTACAGACTCACTATGGCATACGTATAAGTGATATGTATTTGGTAATTTTACATCCTGATAATAAGAACTATAGAGAGATTCGTCTCAATCACTTAGATGATGAAGTGCTAGGAATGTTAGAGTGTAGACGGCAAGCGATTGAAATGAAAGTTTCACAAGCTATTGTTCTTCCTATAGAAGAGTGTGCTATCTTAGATGAATAAGTTTTCTAAAACATTTGGTAAATCAGTAAACTGTAGGCTATCAGAAGATTCTTTTACAAGTAATCCTGAAGTCTGTTTATCAATAATAATTACGTAAACTGGAAATGATGGAAATTTTTTATTAGGCACCTTACTTATTTCTGTTGATACTGGTGTTGTTGTCAAGTTTAATTGTATAAATGATGCTTTATCAGATTTTAGTTTACGTAGTTCACGTAAATTATTTGTTGAAAATAGTAGTGTAGTATCTGTTATTTCACTAATATCTTTATCTGTATAACCAATCTTATTTAAAATGGGTATGATTGAAGGTTTAGATGTAATTTCTTTATATAGTAATGAATTCGTTTTTGGATCCTCTGGATTTAAGTATGATTTCAAAACATCACTTAATGATCTTTTTTCTTGAATAACTTTCTGTTGTATAAGTTTATTAGATGAAAATTCTTCAAAAAATCTTGGTTTCTCAACATATTTTTCATTCCATACTATTCGTAACATATCTGTCCATTCCAAAGAATTTTCAGGTAGTATATACTGCTCACCAATCTGTATAGGATTTTTAAAGAATACTAACTTCTCAATTCTATTGGTAAAGAGTTCACGGCGTTTAATAGAATATCTTATAATCTCATCCATTAATCTTAGAGTAAGCATCTCTCCAATATTTATTTCAGCTTCTGGTATGTGAATTTTACACTTATTGCCATCAGACGACCATACACAATTTCCTCCACAATCTTTATTATCTAACAAACGACAATCATTTCTTATGAATGAGAATCTAGAGGTAGTTTCTTTTGTGCTAAACCAAGACATTATTTCTGTTCCGAATAGAACCATCATTCTTCTACGTTTTTCTTTTAATGACATATCTTTATTCTTTTTTGATAGTATATCTGTTTCAATGCGTTCTTTTATATTAGAACTATTTTCACCTGTTAAATAGTTACCAAAACTTACACGTAAGTGTTGATATATCTCTTCTAAATCATCTTCTTTTACCATTTTAGATTCAAAATCTTTATAATTAGTATTTTTTCCTAAAATAATTTTTCTGTTAATATTCCATTCAAACTCATCAACCATCTTTACTAATTCTTTTGGATATGTATTACTTGTTTCTTCTACAGGTATATATAAAAGATTTACTAACTGTAACGCTACTACTAAATTTGTTTTTTTTGAAACAGCATACTTACTAATCATGTATGCGTCAGAATATGAACTATAATTAGAAGTAATAATAGGTAGCAGGTAGTCCTTATATATACGCTCTGTTTCTTCTACTGGCGAAACATTAAAATCATCCCAATTTAAAATAATATTCTTATCCATAATAAGAATTCCATCATCTATTACAGGGAGTGCTATTTCATAACTAATATCACCCTTTTTTTCTTGACATACTATGGCTCCTATATGGTTGTGCGCATCACGTATCATCCCATAAAAAAAGAAGTTACTATTAGTTTGTGTAATTGTATTTATAATATTTACTGCCATACTAAGAGGTATCATTGCTTCTGAGTCTATATATGATTGACTTGTATATATAGTTTTCCCAGGTCCTGAACAACTACGCACAAATTCTCCATATAATTTTTTAACAATTTCTGGCCATCCTTTTTCTCTCCCTTTTTGAAATACAAGCGTTGTTAAATCTCTTTCACGAACTCCATTTATACTTGTATTATCTACATAAAATAGGGGTTCCCATATCCCTGAATAGTGGTGCATTAAAAATATTACATTATTTTTATCCATTAGTTCTTTATTGTAACCATATGGAGGGCAACGAACAGATACAGAATTATCTTTATTTATATCAATAACGATAATAGTTGTTCCAGCTCTACTTACTAGTTGTCCTTGAATAAGATTTGGTATTAAATTTCCTTGCGCTAAAATCATCGCAAAGTGTCTATACTCTTTTACAGTGCCATAGTCTCTCATCCATTCTTGAAAATGTAAAAAACTATTGAATATTCGTTGAACTTCTAAGCCATTTATTGATTCTTTATATTCTATACCTAATTGTTCTCTTGCCCATGTTGGCATCTTTTTCATATTAGATTTTGGTATTATAAATTTAGGATTATAAAATTCTAGCATAAGATTTCCATAGTTTAATTGAATAAATACACGTGGAGTTATTGGAGATAGTAGAACACTTTTCATTAGTTCAGAAGAATTTCTTAGATAGTAAGGAGCTAGCGCGGATAAGAAACTTTCTTGTAGATATTGGCTCCTATTTTCCGCTGCTAAACGTAAGAAACCCTTTACGTTAGGATTTAATTTTTGCGGTGTTCCTCTTCTTGAAACAATAAGTGTAGAATCTTGTTCAAATAAACTATCAAGCACTTTAGGAATTAGACCTATTTGTGGTCCTTCTGTTTTTGAAATCTCTAATGGTAACTTCTCTTCACCTACAATATATTTTCTTTCTATATTTCCTAATGATGACATATACTCAATAACCATTCTATCTGATTCACGCATTGTAACCTTCTCTTCTTCATCACTATCATCATCTTCTTCTTTTACAGTTTTAAGACCTTTTTGAGTAGGCTCAAATTTAACAGAATGATGTTTTACAAAACAACAAGGTAGACGTAACCCATCAGGATGATTTGTTTTTGATAAGAAATTTATCCAAAGATGTCTTTTCTGAGAGTTAGGTTTTACTATTCGTTCAAGCACCGTTTCTCCTTCTAAAGGTTTTTTACGATCTTTTATAAGTTTACCCATACAGAAAGGACATGTATCTTTAGGTTTTTTTGTTATACTTGAACCATCATCATCAATAATTGGATGGCGAAGATTAGTTCCTTTAAAATCTTTTTCTAAGATCATAATTTCATCTTTAGTGCAGAAATATTTACTACAAATAAAGTAGTTTGGTCTAGCAGGATTCGAACCATAACGAAGGACAGTTATAACATCATTTGGATCAGTAGATTTATTAATAGTTTCTGGTTGACCTGGATCTAAAGGATATAGACGAAATGTAACATTATCATCTTCTCTTACATACTCTTTTAGCATACGATCATACTGTTCAAAGGTTAGAAGAGCAGGCTGTCTCATCTCATTCGCTGCACACTGTAAAACGTATGTTTTTTTTGCTTTGAATTTAAATAAATCTTTATCATGTTCTTGAAGTTTACGAATAAAATAGTTTGCCACACCCTTATCTTTTTCATCATCAATAGATGATATTACTGTAGATACATCATCTTTAGATTCTTTTATGATCTTCTCTTTTACTGATTGTATTTCTTCTTCATTATCACCATCTTGACTATCACTATCTAATTTAAAATCATAATCTCGTTCATTATCAATATAATCATCTTCATCTGCATCAGCATCTGCATCTTCACTCTTATCTACTTCTACTTCTGCTTCTGCTTCTACTAAACTTCTTACTTCTCTTTTTGATGTAACAAAATATTCTTTATCTAAAGAGAACATTAGTGAAAAGAGTGTGTGAATCATTTGTAAATTCTTATAATTATCTATATTATCATAGTGAAATGTATAGCTAGGATGTTTCTCAAATATTGCAATTTCAATACCTGTATTATTTAATGGAGTATACTCTTTTGAATCTTCTGAAGAAACTTCTTGAATTCTTGATTTCCGTGTATACCACTCAGAAACTTTTTGTAAAGCAGTTTCATTGTCAATTTGAAATTCTTCTACTACTAGTTCAACCATATCACTTACGATTGATTCACCACGAAGTAGTTTCTTATTATATATCTGTGTTAAGTAGTTAGATATATTATCTTCTGTTACAAAATTATTTACACACTTATATCTTAATAGTATATGTGGTTGTTCACTTGGTAAAGGAGGTATTTCTTGAAAAAAAGGAGAAAAGAAAGGTAACCGTGCCTTTATTTCTTTACGTGTTAAAGGTTTTTGATCTGGAGAAATTCTTAAAGTGAATATAAATCTACCAGAATCCATTTTTGGCAGAACTTTACTTCTGTTTATAGAACCTATCCCTTCATATAAGTTCTTCGTAAAGTTATCTAGATCAACATATGGATCTAATTTACGCACATCTTTAGGAGGTTCTACTATTACATCAAAAGAACCATCATTAAATAAACGAACTGTTGAATATATCGTTGGAAGATTTAAAATAGTGCATGGTAGAGCAATTTTCCCTAAAACAAAATCTTGATCTGGTCTAGGACTCTGTTCATCTGACCAACCTTTCAAATAACGAATATCAAAAACATTTGGTATCTTATTTTCAATATCTTTCAAGTGTATTTTAGAAATAGGTATTGAACCACTAGGTAGTAAACGTAAGTATGGTCTTCTTTCATTTACATTTAATTCAAAGAAAAAGGTATTAATCTTCTCACTAATATTCTGTTCAGGCCAGTGTAAGCGTAAGTAACGAAATCCAGAAAGTGATTGACGAACTAGTGGTAACTCTTCTTTTAATAGATTCTGTATCTTATTTATAAAAGATAATCGTTTTTCATTATAAAATAGACGTGTTTCAATTGATTCTTTATCTTTAATATTTGGATATTGCTGACCTTGTTTTAAATAAGGGAAGTATGGATAGATAGATCCATTATAAACTTTTTCGCTTAATGGTTGTGGTAACTTGCTAAAATTAGTTAATATATCTTTTAATAGTATTACATGTATGCTCTTAGTTTTTGATATTATAGAATTATCTAGCAAAAGATTATTATATAGAGATATCTGTATAGGTTGTTTTTCACCAGAACTTGTAATAAATTCTGATAAAAGTTTTCCAGGTTTTATTAGTTTAGAAGATATATCCCAACTAAAATCAACTGGTTTAATTGTATCTTCTACCCCTCTATAGTATATTAGTTGATTATTAGGTGCGGCTTCATCGGATTTATCAAATGCTTCATAAATAGCATACTTCAAATCAGCAATGGTATTGAATAAGTATAAACTATTTTTTAAACTTATTAATGATCCGTTATATTTTATATCAGAATTAAATTTTTCAAAACTATTCAAGAGATCTACTTTAAAAATTGTATTAAAGAAATTTTTAAACTCTTCAAAACTGTCTTTCGGAGGATCCATCTATACTTACTTCATATTCCCTATAGATAAATCATCCCCTTCTTTATATACTGGCTCATCCGTAATTGACATTCCACAGTATTTTACTGGATGCGCTTTAAAGTCTTGATGCTTATAGATATTAATTAGTTCTGCTTCTTTTAAAAGCCATGCGAAGTTATTCCAAAAATCTGGACCATGACCTAGTGATTCTGTTAAAATATGTGACATTTCGTGTATAGCAACAAATACCATTACTTCTTCTTTTACCAATGATTCATCTGTTCCTTCTCTCTGTCTTAAACATAAGTGAACTGATTCTCCTTTATTTACACTATAACTTGTAAACTCTGCGTCAGGTGTCGACTCTAAGAATCTTTTTGAATCATTTTTAAAATTTTGTATCAACTGTTTTACTTGTGGTTTATCTGGATACTTACTCTCCAAATGTATTTTAAGATTATTTAATTTAATTCTCACTTTTGCTAGTAAGTTAGCTGCTTCTTGTTTATCAGGTAGATCACGAACTAAGTATTCTTTCCCATCTACACTACTTTTGACATATAGAGTAGGATACTGTCCAAGACCAAATAATTTTTTAACAGATTCCATTATTACTATTGTATAATCATAAAATGATTATTTTAAATAGTAATTATTATTTAAGCGATCTCTAAGTTGCGACGATTTACATCAGGTTCAATGGTTGTGTTAGAAAATATAGAAACAGGCACCTGGGGATTCGGGGGCTCTGAACGAATCTGCTGATTCGCATTACGTAAGCTCTGGCCAACGGTGTTGACACCGATCAAAGCACCAGCAGATAAGAAGTTCTTACCCTTTAGAGAACCATTGCCCATAGGGTTCTGTTCAGCCCATGTGCTATTAGCATCTTTGGGTAAGAGCTCTGAAGGTGTTAACTGGTCACGAGGATAGCATCCAGAAGGAGAGTCAGCACTTCCAAAATCCGCTGGTCCAGAAGGTGTATCTTCCACATTAGGATTTCCTTTCACTTCTTCAGTAGCTACTGGGCCAGGGGTAGCATTCTGACCTGCTTCTGCTGAAGTATTAGATGCAGCAGATAGTGTCCCCTTAAAGCCTTCTGATTTAGCCTTAAAAAGATCAGGTTGTAAGTATGATACAATAATAAATATAACAAGACCTAATACGAGTAAACCAACAATTGTTCCTACCGCATTACTCAAATTCTTGGAGGTGGCCATCTTCTTCTGTAATAATATACTATGATTTTTTACAATAAATTGTCATTTTCTTCTTCATCATCCGTTATTGAAGAATTATCAGAGTCTGAATCAACTACTTCTCCATAGAGTCGGAAGTATTTCTTTTCTAAATCAGATACCTTCATTTGAATTAATACTAGTTTCACTTTTGCTTTCTTTATTTTTTCTCTTAAAATTGCTCGGGGAGAAAAAGTATCATCTTGTTCGGAAGATTCAAATGGGATGTCATCTTGTTCTAACAACTCATCTCTTTTCGGTTGAATCACAATCGTCCTATTACCGAAGGGTTCGAGTGTATTTGATTCTTCTTTAAAATTCAAGAAATCAGATGGGATAATAGAATCTTCGTAAGGTTGAAGATCAATTAAATTCCATTCTAACTCAAATCTGTTTGAGTAAACCCATATACTTTTTAATTTCCACGTTTCTTGATAAAGTTTACCGTAAGTATATGTTTGGTGCGATAATTCATTATTAAAAATATTATTTGCTTTTTTTTCAAAAGTCTCTATTTTAATCGGAGAGGCAAACCATAGTTTACCCTCATCAACAATTTGTTCTCCTATTTTTGAGAAAACTGTTTGGAATTGATCATTATTAGTATTAGGTATTTTAGGAGTGTCTTGAAACTCACTTATACTAGTAAATATATATGATTGTTTTGTTGTAATTTTAATATTATATGCTTTCTTATTATGTATCCATACTGGTGCTTGGAATGACATTAGTCTGCGATTTTATATAAAATTTTCTTTAGGTATAGTAAGTATGAATGAAGATAAAAAAAAAGAGTTGCTACAAAAAATGATTCATAATATACTACTACTATTTAATAATGATGAATCACGTAAATATGTTCAAATATACTTAATTGATCCTTTATTAAATCACGTGCTTGAGAGAATTTTTCCTTATATTGTATTGACAAGTATACTATTTATACTAGTAATTCTAGGAACAGTTATAACATGTATACTAATCTACTATCATCTAAAATATACTTCTCCGATTCATTCTGCGTAAAATATACTAATATCGTTTCTAATATCTAAGTTAAATGAGCAATTCTATTGTTAATAAAGAAGATATAGCAAATCTTGTTCGTAGTTATGTTCACTATGATAATTTAACCGCATCATTAAATAAACAAACACAGAATGCAAGAACTGTTCGTGATGAATTTGAGAAAAGAATTATAAAAGAACTTGATGAAAAAAATATGAAACACGCAATTATACAGATCGTTGGTGGGAAGTTACAGATTGTTGAAGAGAAGAAGATCGCACCATTGACATTTAACTCGTTAGAAAGTTCACTACATAAGTATTTTATTGAGCATAAAGAATCAGATATTACATCTGATCTTATTAAGTTTATAAAAGCACAACGAACATCCGAAAATTTCTTAAAAATTAAAAAGATTACTCAACTACCTCCTCAACCGTAAAAAGGGTCTAAACAGTATACTTAATATCCTATAGTAAGATATACTATTTATAAATGAATCGTCAATATAAATTTGTCCAGTGGCAAAACTTATATATAGAATCAATCAAGTATGGAACTATATCATTAAATCATGCTATTCAATACTTTATTAGAGATGGCTTAACACCATTTCTAGAAGGGTATGGATATACGTTTGATGTAAATAGTTCTACTGTAGAAAATATAGTCGCAAGCACAATGTATAAGATTTCATATGATAACTTATATACGTTTCCAGTAAGAGGTAATGTATATTTTGATGATGAACATTTTCAACATTTTGAATATATAATTTCTAATGAAGAGTGGGGACATTTTTTTACGTTCTGGAATAAGATGCTTGACGATATATTTACTGAAGCAATATGTATAGAAATAAAGTGTATTTCATGGATGTTAATAGATATTAATAAATCTAATGCTGTGATTCAATATTTAGAATCTTTAGAAGATTCTGATAATGAACTTAATAATGATAATAAGAATAGTATAGATCCTTACTTATTAGAACAAATGAATCACTATACTCAGAATCCAAAGTTTATTTTTGAAAAGTAGTTATCTCTTGTCTCTATCTACTCTTCCACTTTTCTTCGTTAAATGGTAGAATCGCAATCTCATCCAAATCGGTTTTATATTCTTGAATCTTCTTATCAACTTCTAATGCGGGCACAGATAGAGGTATTTTACCAGCTTTCATTAATGCTTCTTGAGAGTGTTGAGACTGTGGTGGTTTAGGTCCATAACATGTAACACCAAACTTCATTTCAGGATTCTCAAAGTATCCTCCATTCAATCCTGGCACCCCACAAGAGTTTTTGTTCTCATCTGTGCCAGATTGAATCTTCTCCCACGTATCCGTTTGTGTAGGATATACCGCAGCCTGTCCTTTAACCCATCCATAGTTACACCAATCAGCACCTTTTGACCACGCTTCTTTTACTTGGTCATAAGTTGCTAACTGAGCACCTAGTGCCATACATAATGGTTCAGCATCATAGTATGTATACTCATTTTCACTTATATTAAATACTTCTGGGCTAGAAGAAGGTAAAATTTTATCAAGTATACTTGTTGTTTTGTGCTGTGCTTGTTGAGCATTCTGTATCTTTTGTTCTTCTTGAGGAGATTCTGGGAACTCGTTCACCGTTGTTTCTGGTGGTTGAGAAGCATCAACTGGTGGGGTAGATGGTTTATTAAAAGCATCACGAACTTTTTGTATAATATTATTTATACCAGTATTAATTCTATCTTGAAACTTTACAAATATAACTATAAATAAAGATGCTACAATAATAAATACTAAGAACGGTGTAACCCATCCATTATTACCAATATTAGTCGTATTAGCAGAATTTGCTAGATTTACACTATTTGATCTAAATGGTAGTAAACTAGTTACACTATTATTTAGTGTTTTAGAATTATTTGCTATATTCTTAGCAGTATTATTCGCAATACTATTTAAACCTTTATTCATGCTATTCAAACCACTATTTACACTATTTGTAACACTATTTATTCCATCAGTTACACTATTTGTAACACTATTTAACCCTTTATTAACATTATTTACTATGCTATTTCCAAGATTTGTATAAAATACTCCTAAATTACTATTTTTAGGAGACTCAGTGTTCATCTAAATTATAAATAATTTTTAATATCTATAACTTGTTTTAAAATATGTTCTACAAATGAAATAATACCTACATCTACGTGGATATCATCCGGGGCTGAACTTGGATACGCAATGCCAAACCCCCATAATCCTTCACATCCCAGAATCAAACCAGTCTTACTATTATACTTTGTTGAATCTCTATCTTCACCATTATAACTTATTTTTATCCCTCGTGACTTAAATCCTATAGCATATATCGCCTTTGTTGCTTTTTTTGATACTTTTATAAGTTGATCTACATTTGCTAGATTAAGTAATTTTACATACTTAAACTCATTATTCAGTATACGAGTTGCGATAAACTCTGCGTCTTCTTTTATACCATCATATACTCCATCTTTGGCAAATAAGAATGGTTCTTTATTCTTGTATATTGCCGTTGTTACAACTTTTAAATCTTCTAAATTTTCTAAAATTAACGTGCCAGAATGAGATGTTCCAAAAAGAAGAACAGTATCAGTTGGTTTTAGAAGTTTCTTTAATGAATCTTTATTTAACGCATCTTCTAAACGAATTGTTGGTATACCACAATTTAGAATCTTTGCATCAGCACCTTGACATAGTATTACTACTCTGGTTAAGTATGTAGAATCTTTTGACTTTAGAGTCCATATCTTTTCTTCAAAAGATAGTGATTCGATATAATCTTGTATATACTCTTTTGGTTGTATAAAATCTTGTATGAGTTGTGTATGAACATGTAGTGGAGCGGTTTTATCAAGCGGTAACTCACTATACTCATATGAAGGATCTAACAGTTTTAACGCATTAACTGTTTTAGATAGTGGTGTATTAGATTGGACTCCACCGTATTTCTGAATTAGATCTCCTCCATCAAAATAAGGATCTATAATCGCAATTTTTGAAACATCTTTTTGTAGTGATGCTAATGCTAGAAGACCGGTTACGCCTCCGCCAATTATCAAAATGTCATACATTTATCTAATTAGACTTTAGGAGAGAAAGGGGCACCACTTAATCTACTATGCCACATGGATGAACCGTTATCAACTGATATTTTTGAATAGTTATTAGATTTCTTAACATAGTTTGTAAATGCTTGTGTATTCTGCTGAGATGATGGGTTGATTATATTTCCTAAACTATCAAATGGACCCCCTAATTCATTTGCGTAAGTTACTGAAGTTTGTAATAATCCTGCTTCTGTATAGTTAGGATTATTTTGTAAATAATTTAGTAGTCTACTTAGTATAACATTTGTAGAATCACCATGAATAAAAACTTTAATATCAGATCCTAATATTTGATTATTACCGTATAATAAATTATATAGTATATTTGAAATGCTATAAGATACATTTTGTGGTGACCGTGTATCAATCCAAGTTTGAAGTTCACTGGCGATAGCAGTAACTGGTGGTATTTCTTCACTTCTATTATAAATTTCTGAAAATAAGTATTTAAATTCCGCATATTCTCCACCACCACTTCCATCATTTGCATATTCATTAAAAGCATTAAAATATACTTTACACTTATTATTAAATTGTCTTTGTGTAGGTGTTTGAAAAGTTTCAATATTAAAGCCAAATAGAATATTATAAACTTGCATTGACGATTCACCCACAGCTCTTTCACGGAACCAAGCACTTATACCTCGTGGTCCTTGTGGTCCTTGTGATCCCTGTGCTCCAGTAAGTCCTGGTAATCCTTGGGGGCCTACTGGACCTACTAATCCTTGAGGGCCTGTTGATCCTCTTTCTCCTTGTGCTCCAGTGAGTCCTGGTAATCCTTGGGGGCCTACTGGACCTACTAATCCTTGGGGGCCTGTTAATCCTGTTGCTCCTGTTAATCCTCTTTCTCCTTGTGCTCCAGTAAGTCCTGGTAATCCTTGGGGGCCTGTTAATCCTGTTGCTCCTGTTAATCCTCTTTCTCC